AGGATCGCGGGGTCCGCATAGGTGACCGTGCTCGCCGCCGTCGTGGTGAAGATAGCCCCGTTGTCCAGCGTGACGTTCAACGTGTCCCCGCTGGTAATGGTGCCGGTGATGTTCGCCGGGATCGTGGTCGCGCCAGCGTTGACGGTTTCCGTCGTGACTTGGTTGACGCCGGTCGGCTGATAAATCCACCCCGCGCTTCCATCCACCATAACCATTTGCTGGCCGTTGTCGGCCATGCTGACCAGCGAGCCGCCCATGTTCGTTGTGCCGATCAGCGTCGCCGTACCCGTCGCCGTGACCGAATAGAGCGCCGGACCACTCATCACGAACAGCAAGTCCAGCAGGTCGAATATGTGCATCCCCAAAATCGGGCCGCTTCCCTGCCGCGAGAACACGGACAGGCCGGGGATCGCGTAGACCGGCGACTGTGTTTTGCCTTCCTTGGGCGTTGGTTCGGTGAACGCGTTGATGCACGCCTGATTGAGCAGTTGCGTGCTGCGCGCCTGATAAGCCTGCGCGGCGAACTGAACCTGCGGCACCGATCAGCCCCGCCGATAGCCGGGCTGGAAGGCAGGCCCGAATAGAACCGACTCGTTCTCGCGGTCCCACGATTGGACGATGCCGTACCACTTCTGCGCCAGCGCCATGATGACTTGCGACTGATCGGACGGCACGCCGTATTCGCCCGCCAGTTCCAGCGCCAAATTCCATTTGATGGCCGCGTTCCACTCCACGGGGAAGTCCGGCAAGTTGCTCAAATTGGCGATGTCCTGAATCGGACGCTGCGCCGTGAAGCGGAATGCGAACTGATTGCTCGACGGGTTGGGCCAGAGGTTCAAGATGCCGGTTGCCTGCCCGGCCGCGTACACGCCGCCAGCGGAGCCATTCGTTTGCGGATCGTAGAAGAATGCGGTGATGGTGCCGCTGCTGTACTTGTTGGGCTGATTCTGATAATCCAATCTCGCCCACATATTCATCGGCACGTCGATGCGGGCGGACGGCAACGACGATAGGGTGAACCGGCGGCCACCGTAGACTTTCAGCGGACGCATCAGCGCCGTCGTGTACGCGAACACCAACTGGTCTGCCGCCGCCGAGCTTGGCAGCGCATCGGTCAGCGTGATGACTTGGCCAGACGGCGCACCGTCAACCGTCGTCCAAAAGTTCAGCCCGCTGTCGAGTTGGACGCAGATATTGTCGCCGTTGGCGATTCCAGTGGCGGATGCGACCGTTATGGTCGTGTCGCTCGCCGCCGCGTTCAGGTCCAAGTCGGTCTGCGCCACGTCGTTGTAGAGCGCCGCGTGATCGGTCGAGACCGGCCCAAGCTGGTAGAGACACTGATTGGCCTGCGGGAAAAGAATGCACTCTTCCTCTGTCCAGACGTGGATGCCGGTCGCCATCCAGCCCTTAATCATCGCGCTCATGGCATCGAGGCCGGACTGAAGCTGATCGCCGGTCGGCGTCTCGTTTTCGGCGATGACTTGCGCACACCGGAGCGCCGCTGACAGCAGCGTCACCACCGATGCGCTGTACGAGTACGAACCGCTCGTTTGCACCGCAGCCATCAGCGGTCTCCATACCGAAAATGGAGGCCGCGAATGGCGTACCCGTAATAGATCGCGGAGTGGATGTTGCGATAGCGGGGCAGCCCGTAATGGCTGGCAGCTTCAACTGCCGAGACAAACCGCAGGCCGTCATTCATGCAGACGAGCGCGCGCCGCCGCGCAAGCGACGCCTTGCGCATGTTTTCGTCGCCCTTCAGGCGCGCGAGAACGGAGATATGTGGATTAGGCTTGCCGCGCTTCGTGGCGCTGATCTTCGCCTTTGTCTCGGGCGATCGTTGACGCCCCGTCCAGTACGCAGTCACGCAGCGCCCTCTCTTAGATTAGGGGAAGGCGCTGCTTGGCCTTGTCACGAAACTAACGAAGCGCGCTCACCATTGCCAGACGTATGCGCAGCCGTCGCCGCCGTTGCCACCCTTGCCGCCGGTATTGGTGCCCCCGCCGCCTCCGCCGCCGCCGCCGCCGCACTTGCCAGCATTCGCGCCCGCGCCGCCTGTAGCTGCGTTGTTGCCACCCCCACCGCCACCGCCGCCTCCGCCCTTGAGCGAACTGCCATCCGCGCCGGTCTGAATGCCGCTGTTGCCGTTGATCGCGCCACCGGATGCGCCGCCACCCGCTGCATAGGTCTGCGAAAGACCACCATTACCGCCCGCGAAGGAATTGCCGGGATTGGTATTGTCAATGCCACCGCCCCCGCCGCCACCGCTCCCGCCGAACATTGATGAACCGCCGAGAGTGCCTACGCCCGCTGTGGAAGGCGAACCACCACCGGATGCCCCGCCATACTCAGCGTTGAGGCCGTTGGCACCGCCGCCGCTACCAGCGCCCTGACCGGCGATGCCAGCGGTAGCGGTAGTGTTCTGCGGGGCGCCGCCGATAGCGTTGCCTGTGCTGCCGACCACGCCGATAGCAGCGGTGCCGCCGCCTGTGCCGCCGCCAGAGTTCGCTGCGGATGCGCCACGCCTGCCACCGCCCCCGCCGCCAGCAAGCAGATAGGTTGTCGCGCCATTGGCCGCCGTACTGTTCGCACCATTCGAGCCATCAGCGCCAGCCGCGTTGGTGCCGCCCGTGCCCGCTGCGGAGCCGCCCGCACCTGTGACAATAGAAAGCGGCCACGTCAGATCAGATGAACGGAAGCAACCGAATGCGCGCGCTCCCGCACCACCGCCGCCGCCGCCGCCCTTCGCCGTGAGTGCCGCCGCACCCGATCCACCGCCGCCCTGCCCACCGCTGCCATACAGCTTGATGCAAGCGATCGTGCTGTTCGTTGCTTGTGAAACCGAGTTCGTGCCAGAGGCCGTGTAGCTGTTAACCGTGACAATGGTGCCGCTAGTCGTGGTGCCGCAGGAGAACGCACCCGTCGTGCTGTTGTAGTTGAGGTGCTGCCCGCTGCTATCGGCGCACGTCGGGATTTGCGGATATTCGACCGGCCCAACTGGCGCCGACGAAGCGCGCGCACAGAGAACGAGCGCGATCAGAACTGCCAGACGAACGCGCATCCATCGGCTCCATTACCGCCTTGCCCGCCTGTGCTTGTTCCGCCGCCGCCCGCACCACCGCCGCCGCCACAAGAGCCGCCCGCGCCACCTGATCCGCCAGTTGCAGCGTTGTTGCCGCCGCCACCACCGCCGCCTGCGCCGCCGCCGAGCGAATTGCCGTTGGTCGCCGTGCCTTGACCGGCGTTGCCGTTCGCGCCGCCGCCAGCCGCGCCAGTCGTTACCCACGCACGCCAAGCACCGCCTGCGCCACCACCCGCTGCCGAATTGCCAGTCGTGACGCCGCCGCCAGCACCGCCCGCGCCGCCGCCATAGATCGAGGAACCCGCATCCTTGCCAGCGCCACCAGCAGCGTTCGCACCGCCGCCAGCGGCACCGCCATATTCGGCGCTCTGACCGACCGTGTTGATGTTCGATCCAGCGCCTTGTCCCGCGAGGCCGATTGCGTTCACGCCGGTTGCGGGCAGACCGCCGATTACCGATGTCGTGCCGCCAGTCTGGCCCTGCCCTATGACGCCGCCGCCAGTGCCACCACCGAGCCTGCCGGTGCCACCGCCTCCGCCTCCGCCTCCGCCGCCCGCGAACAAATACGTTGTGCCGCCGTTGGCGATGGTCGTGTTGCCGCCCGCAGTGCCGTCCGAGCCGTTGGCCCCTGATCCACCGCCGCCGCCAGACGTTCCACCCGTTCCGACCGCCACCGTGACGGGCCACGTCAGATCAGCGGAGCGGAAGCACTTGAAATTGGATGAACCGGCTCCGCCGCCACCGCCGCCAGCGCGGACTACGTTTGTTGCTGCATTGCCTTGACCGCCCCCGCCCTGTCCACCGGCACCAAACAGCTTCGCGCAAACGACGGTCGTGCCGCTGACTTGCGACAGCGAATTGCTGCCGTTCGATGTGTAGCTGTTGAGCGTGATGTTGGTGTTCGATGTCGTAGTGCCGCAACTGATCGCGCCAGTACTCGAATTGTAGTTGAGGTGATTGCCGCCCGAGTCTTGGCAGTTCGGAACCGCCGGATACTGCACTGGACCAACCGGCGCCGCAGATGCCGAGACGCTGAAGACCAGCAGCGCGGCGAGAACATCACCACGCCAAGACATACACGCCCCCGTCGCCGCCTGCCGCACCGACGCCCTGCGTCGCACCGGCTGTGGGCATTCCGCCACCGCCACCACCACCGCCTGCTGGCTGACCGCCGTGGCTGCCGTCACCAGCGACAGATGAACGCTCGCCTACGCCACCACCGCCGCCTTGACCGCCGCAGACTGTGTTGCCGTTCGCTGCCGTGCCGCCGTTCGGACTGGCGTGAGTGCCGCCCGATGCACCGCCGCCTGCGGTGAAACTGCCGCACGCACCGCCCGCACCTGCGTTGTTGGAGGTGCCGCCCGTGCCTTCGCCGCCGCCGTTGCCGCCTGCGCCACCCGAGAACACGGAACTGCCGCCAGCGCCACCGACGTTGTTGCCGAAAGTGTTGGACCCGCCGGATGCGCCGCCATACTCGCTGTTGCGTCCCGCTTGGCTGGTGATCGCGCTGACGCTGCATCCCTGTCCGGCGAAGCAGTTGCTACCCGTAGCGCCGCCCGGTGTTGGTCCCGCCGTGGTGCCGCTTGCGACCACGCCGGGATTGGCAACGGATGCGCCGGTCCCTCCCACGCTTGGCGAGGTCGAGACAACGTTGCCGCCACCGCCGCCATACGCGGTGATGAAGGTGCCAAAGTTCGACGTGCCGCCCACGCCGCCTGCGGTGAACACAGGCGTACCAGCAGTGCCACCCGTGCCGACCGTCAGCGAGACAGTGCCGCCGACCGTCGTCAGATCGGATGCGAGCGCGATGTCGTCAATGCGCGCACCGCTGCCGCCGCCACCGCCCCCGCCGACGAGTTCGCGCCGCTAGGGCCGGATGATCCGCCACCGCCAGCGCCATAGACGATGACCCATGCGACGTTGGACGACGGACGCGTCCAGTTCGTGGTCTGGTGCGAGGTGTAGGTGTTGATCGTGACGGTCGCGCCGGAACCAGTGGTGCCGCATGTGAACGTGCCGCTGCTGTAGTTCAGATGGTTGCCGCCGCTGTCCTGACAGTTCGGCAGCGCGCCGTACTGCACCGGCCCGACTTGCGCGCACGCAACCGCCGACCACGCCCAAAGCACAGTGGCGAGGATCAGGCGGTTACCCATTGCGATCCTGTCTGTGCGATGAACCGTGCGTTGCCGCCCGTCACGATGCTGACCGCCGCGTTCGTGCCCGCGCTTCCGATCTGCGCACCCGATGCGGGGTAGACCGACAGCGTGTTGGCGCCCGCGTTGACGATCAGTTGTTGGAAGAAGGCAGCGGGCGTCGTCTTCAGTTGCAAGCCAGTGCTGGCCGCGACAGTCACGGCGATTGCGATGTCAGCAGTGATCGTCTGTGCGGTCGCCTGATTGCTACCGGCCGCAGTGACAAGCGTTCCAGAGTTGAGCACCGAGATTGTGCCGCTGTTGATGTTGAGGCCGTCGCCGATGGCAATGGCGGTGGGTACGGCAGCGGCCGTTCCCGAGTTGGCGAGCAACGAGTTCGCGGCGAGCGTCGCCGCCGAGACTGTGCCGGTAGTGGTGATCGTTCCCGCGTTCAGATAGGGCGACGCATCCACCACGACGGACGTGACGCTGCCGCCGGTTCCCGCAGCCGACAGCGTGCCGGTCGTGCTTAGGGTGACGCCGCTTCCGATCACTATGTCTGACGGCGTGGCCGCTGCCGTGCCGGGATTGCCCATCAGCGTGCTGGCAGTGCGCGTAGCGAGCGAGATAGTGCCCGCCGACGTGATGTCACCGCCGGTTACGCCAGTGCCGGTACTGACCTTTGTCACCGTGCCAGATGGGCTTGTCAGCGTGCCGCTGTTGAATGTGAGACCGCCGCCGATCGGCGTGGAGCTTGGCGCTGCGGATGCGGTTCCGCTGTTCGCCATGACGGTTGCTGCCGTGATCGAGGCGAGCAAGATGGTGCCGGTCGTGGTGATCGGGCCGCCCGTCAGCCCGGTGCCAGTCGCTACGTTCGTGACGGTTCCACCAGTGCCCGTTGCCGACAGGGTGCCAGTGGTCAGCGAAATGCCGGAGCCGAGCGCCGCAACAGTTCCCGCGTGCCAGTCGGCAACGATGGTGCCCGTTGTGGTGATCGGGCCACCGCTAAGACCAGCGCCGGTTTCAACGTCCGTGACGCTGCCGCCTGTGCCGGTCGCTGACAGCGTGCCGCCGACGAGCGACACGCCGCTGCCAAGCGCAGAGACGGTGCCGCTGTTCCAGTCGGCAACCAGCGATCCGCTGGTCACGTGGATGCCAGCGTAGGGAGTGGCAGACGGCGCGGCGGGGCTGCCGCTGACGTTGGCAAAAATCCTCGCATCGGCGATCGACGCAATCGCGATGGTGCCGGTACTGGTGATCGTGCCGCCCGACAGGCCCGTGCCAGCAACGATTGTCGTGACGCCACCCGGCGGGGCGTCCAGCGTCCCGCCAGTCAATGACAGGTTGGAGCCAAGCGCCGTAACTGTGCCCGCATTCCAGTTCGCAACCAGCGTCCCGGCCGTTGCGTGGATGCCTGCGAACGGCGTTGCAGAGGGGATGGCCACACCGCCGCTGACGTTGGCGAGGACACGCGAGTCGGCGATCGTCGCGGCCGTGATCGTGCCCGTCGTACTGATCGTGCCGCTATTGAGATACGGGCTGGCGCTGATGACGAACGATGTGACGCCGCCGGGCGGGGCATCGAGCGTGCCGCCTGTCAGTGTCAGGTTCGACCCAAGCGCGGTGACGGTGCCAGCATTCCATTCGACAGCGAGCGTGCCGACCGTCGTGATCGTTGCTGGCGATGCGGCGATGCCCGCGCCGGTCGTGTGAACTGACGTGACAGTGCCGCCGGTTCCTGTTGCCGATAGCGTGCCGCCTGAAAGGGAAATGCCGCTACCAAGCGCAGCGACGGTGCCAGACTGCCATTGGACTTCCAGCGTCCCGACCGTAAGCGTGATGCCGGTCCCGAACTGCACATCGACAGCGTTGCCGCTGCCGTCGCCAGTCAGGATTTCATCAGTGCCGGGCGTAACCTCGCCAAAGGCCGCGTTGAGGGCAGCCGCCGTCAGGGTTTCGAAAGGAGTGAAATTCGTCACGCGAGAACGTTGAAATCGAGGATGTCTTCGCCCGGCTCATCCAACACGAAATAGAACGGCGGCGTGGCTTGGTTCAGCGCCAGCACAAGGTTCTCGATTGGATCGCCGATGGAGCCGCCCACCGACGCGGGCAATGGCTGCGCGAGCGTGAAGACGTTGTTGGTGATGGCCGAGACGGCCGTGATGAAGTTGACGCCAGAGTCCAACATGATCTGCGCGCCGAAGCCGACTTGCCACTTTCGCGGGCTGGCAATCGTGATGCTCATGTCGCCGCGCGCCGAGAACGCAGTGACGTTGGTCCCAAGCAGAATGAACTGGTTTCGCTGGCGAGGCCGTGACAGCGCCACGGTCTGATCGTCCGGAACGCCTTTGACGAAATCCTGCGGCTGTTGCGGTTCCCACCGCTGCGGTGCCACGGCGAGGTTGCCAGTGATGCCGCCGGGGATGACGCGCGCGCGGGATGCCCTGATCTTGAAGCCGCTCAGATCATCCAGAAGGTAGTTGTCGCCGGGGACGTAGTGGCGATCGTCCGCCATTTAGACCGTCCAAGCGGGGATGGCGCAGATGGTGCCGTTGATGGTGACCTTCATCCAAATGGACGGATCAGCCGCATGAGGCGCGTTCTTGATCGTGCCGGTAGCTACGCCCTTGCCGTCCCCAATGTTGTAAATCTGGAGCGTTCCTTGACTACCACCAGCCGCAGTGTCGCCAATGGTCAGAATGACGTTGCCGCCATGAGTTCCCGGATCGCCGCTGCTCGCAAACCCCCCATGAATTTCAACGTCACCGCCGTTTCCTAGGAAATTGGCGTCGCCGCCCAACACTACGGCGCCGCCGCCGTTCCCCGCACCCGTAGTATTGCCAGCGCCAAATTGGGCGAGGCCAGAGTCGCCGCCGCCCTGCCCGCTTAGTATGGTCATGGTCCCGCCAACACCGGCTCCACTCCCATCGCCAGCCGCAATCAGAACCGCGCCGCCGTCGCTACCAGATGCGCTCGCGCTACCAGCGAAGATTTGGACATCGCCTCCTGTGCCGCTGACATCGCCGCCCGGCCCCGCGTTGAGGGCCACGCCGGAGCCAGAACCGTTGTCGGCGCTCTGCAACGAGACCGTCAGTTCGATCCGGTTCGCGCCAGTGTCCACAACGAAGCCCGAAGGCATCGAAAACCTGTCGGAGTCGAAGACGATCGACCCGCGCGTACCGTCAGCATCGCCGGTCTTGAGTGTGAGGCTGCCGGAGTCGGCGCCGCTGCTCTTGCCCGTCGTGAGGCTGATCGCGCCCGTGTTGCCTGCGCTGGCGGCTGTGCTCAGATCGACGGTGGCCACTGCCGAGTTCAGGAAGTCCGACACCGTGCCTTGGACGTTCCCGCCACTCTGTACCAACGGCACGAGTTCGGTGCCATCGAGCGGCGTTGTGGCTGGCGTCATATTCGAGATTTTTTTGTTTGCCACCGCTCTACTCCAACAGGATCACGCCGGAGGCGTCTTCGAGTTCGATCAGACCCGCATTGCTTTGCAGCAGGATTGCCGATGTATCGGCGGGAACCTGCCCGCTCGCCGGGACGGACACGCCGCCCGTGAACGAGACTTCGACTTGCAGCGAAACGCCGCTTGCCGGTACGGAGACGGCATTGCCCGGTTCTAGGCTGACATCCTCTCCGGTGTAGGAAACGTAGCTCGCCACATCACGGCCCCGACTGGATCAGCGTCATCGTCACCGACCCCGTTCCCGATGCTTGGTGCAATCGCACCTGAAGTACGGGGAAGGCGTAGTTCGTGTCGGCGGTTGCCGTCGAGCCGCTGATGTTGGCGTTCTCGAACCAGTTGGAGCCGTCGAACGAGTGCTGCACGCTGTAGTTCACGGTGCCCGTGACGATGCAGCCGATGCCGATGTTGACCGGGCAGGCAATCCAGTCGATCGGGATGGGGGAAGAGTTCTTCGCCCCACCCGAAGCGTCCGTTGTGGTGACTGTGACAGGCCGCATTGGCTGTCCGCCTTACGCTTGCGTCTTGCCGAACAGCCCGACGTTGATGCCGAGCGACTGCATCGAACTGACGGATGGGTGCTGGTAGACTTGCAGCCGCTTCGACGCGTCCGATGCGGACCCCACCAGATAGGTGCCGCGCACGTCGCCCGTCGTGGCGCTAGGCGTCGTGGTGACGCCTGCGGTCGCGGTGCCAGCGCCCGTGATGATGAGGTTGTTCCAAAAGCCCATCAGGCCGGTCGTGGACCCAAGGAAGATCGGCATACCGAACGTGTCGCCTTGGCCGATGCTGACGTTGGAACCGGAGAGTGTGCCAGCCGGGGTGACGCTGGTCACAAACTTGAAGGCTTTCTTCCCGGTTGCCGTGCCGGGGGCGCCGGATGATCCGGTGATCGTCTCCGTCATCGGGTAGCCGTAGAGGTCGTAACCGACAACGGTGAACGTCGCGCCGCTGTCGTCGCCGACGCTGCGGACTTGGATGTTGCGCGCTACCGCCGTGCCCGCGTTGTAGAACACGGTGAAATCGCTGGCGCCGAAGCTGATGTATGTCGGCACCGAGTCGATCGCGAGCGTGCCAGCAGCGATCGTGTTCAGCGAGGGAAGCGCCAGCAGCGCCGACGACATCACCGTGATGCCAGCGCCCGTTGAGCTTACCAGTGTCAGCGCGACGCCAGCGGTCGGCACCTGTGCGGCGGCAATGGCTGTCGTGGTCAGCGCAGACGGCACTTGGTCGATGACCGGATGCGGGCCGCTCATGTACCAGCCGACCACCTGTGCGCCGGTCGAACTGTTCGCGGAGTTCCACAGCAGCCGGGAGTCCTGAATGCCCACGCCTGCCATATCGAGAGAGGGCGCAGCGTTGGCCGGACCACCGCCGGAGCCGATAGGCATACGCTGCATGACACGGTGCGCTGGCGCCCAAAGGGCTGTGCGAGCCATTGCGTTCGATCCTTCAACTAGGGTGCTACACGCACCGGGCTTTGTCGGGATCGCGCACAAGGCTGCTCGCGAGAGCGCGTGGCCGCACCTTAGCTACGGCGGCGCATCAACGTCAATTTCCTTCGGATCGCAGACGTACTTCACTTGCTTGTCCTGCGGCAGATATTCCCGCCACACGTCTTCGCCTTGCGCGAGACAGGCTTGCAGCGTCGGGAATTGGACCTTGGGCTGGTAGAACTGAATGTCGCCGGGCGCGAGGCCCACCATCGCCACGCGCAACAGCCAGACAATCACCGCTTGTGGAATTTCTCGCACCAGTCGCCGGGCCGGATCGGGTCGCGGACCAGCGCGCAATGCGGCGCGCTGTCGCGTTTGGGCGCCTGATAGTGCCGACAAATGCTGCAATGAGACTGCGGCATTCCCTTGCCGTAGTGGACAGACGCGTGTGTGGCTTTAGGAAGCGAAGTTGCCAATGCGTCCGACCGGCGGCCGATACTCGGGAGCGTCGTCGCGGATTTCCGGTTCCGGAGGCGGTTGACGCCGCGCGGGCGGCCCGAACTGCTGCTGGATCGCGTTGATTTCTGTCACCAGCTTGATCGCCGAAATCGCTTCGGCCTGCGTGTCCACCAGTTCGACGGATTGGATGTTCGCGCCCTCGAAGCCTGCCTTGCGGCCAGCATCATCGGTGATGGTGCCACGCGCCTTGGCGTCTTTCGCTGCGGTGGCAAGCTCATGTGCTGCCGCAGCCGGGCCTAGGTCGTTGAACGCGTACTCTTTGTGGAGACCGTTAACGTAGTCGAGCCGCACGATGTACATCGGTTCTCCGCTTGATTCGATGCGGCGGAGAATGCGCAACCGTGCGGCCCGAATGCAAGCGCCTTAACAGCCGCGCTTGCCGCCTTTTCCCTTACCCTTCTTCATGTCTCACACTCCCGGTGTGCCGAACGCGCCGCGCCAGTCTGACCAGAACGCGCTGTACCGCTCATAACAAGCGGCCTTGGCATTTTTTGTGTCAAAATCATTGTCTTGGTCAAACGTGATCTTGTCACGCTCGAAGTATTGGAGGCCGCGCGGGATATTTGTTCTGATGAACCACGCCGTAGAACTTGAGAAATAGTGGTTGACCTTGATCCCCTTCGGGAAGGCCCCCGTCGCGCGCAGCACGTTGATGGCGTTGTTCGCCGTGTCGTTCTGCAACACCGAGTGGTAGATGCGGTTCGACTCGAACCACAGCGCGGGCGGGATGTTCAGGCTTTGCGGCAGCCCGCTGATCTTCAGACCGCGGTTATTCGTCATCTGCATGATCTGAATAACGAGGTCTTCCACCGCGACTTCCGATATGTCGGCCGCAGTGGTCAGCAGGTTCGACTGGTTGCCCGACAGCGTTGGGTGCGACGCCGAGAACAGCGAGACGCCATCCGCGCCGGGATAGCTGCTGTTGAAGCCTTGGTTATAGACCGCCGCGAGCACGTTTTCCTTGGTCTGCCTCATGCTGAACGCCAACTGCTGCGCCCGGCGCTTGCTGACCACCTCGTACAGATCGTCGCGCAGTTCTTCGAACGTGACGATGTAGCCGAGTGCATACGCAACGTGCGTGTAGCGGCTGACCGGCCCCTGTACTTCCGTGTCGTAGAAGATTTGGGCGCCCTGCGGCTTCACCGGAGCGAGGCCGAAACCCGTGATCTCGGGTTCCTCTTCGTAGGCTTTGTCAGAGGTGTCGATTTCGAACAGGTCCGGATACTCCGGCACATGCTCGTTATAGCTACGGCCCCACCATGCCCGGATGCCGGGCCACAGTGCCTTGGGGTGCGTGCCAGTGGTGATTACGGGCATTGCTTACACCCCCGTCAGGTTGAGCATAGAGGCGAGGTTCAGCTTCACGAGCCACTTGGCGTAGGTGCCAACGGCGTTATCCACCTCTTGCAGAAGTTGGATGATGCGAAGCTGAAGGGTGTTCGTCGTTTGCAGCGTGCTGCTGTCCAACAGCCAGCCGGATTGGCTGGTGACGGTACTGCCGCTGCCTGCGATCAGGTCCGCGTTGCGCCCGGAAGCGCCCGAGACCATCGCGCCGCCCAAGCTGTCCTCTTGGATCGCGTAGAGGACGAACGGATCATCGACCACGTAGACGTACGCGGCCTGCGACGCTGCCAGATATGGAGTCTGGTTTTGCAGGACCGGGATAGTGGTCTGACCGGCGTTGTTGGCGATGCCCATGAACGAGCCGAGCGTGTAGGCGCCACCAGCGGCCGTGCCGATGACGACGTTCTGCACGCCATTGCCATCGGACGAGTTGGTGATGAGCTTGACCGGATCGCCATAGTAGAGGGCGGTCCCATTGTTGGCCGGAACTGCGTACACCCGCACGGCGCCCGCGTACGGGGCACCCCACACATAGGAGTACGGACGAAGCCCATAGGGCGTATTGGCATTTGCCATGCGGCGAGCCTCTGCCGGGGTGAAGTGAAAGCGCCCTGCGGACTGCTCGCCGGACTAGGCGGGGGGAGGAAGGCCGCTCTTTAGCGGCCCTCGATGCGGATGCCCTGCTTGGGGATGTAGCGGTTGTCTTCAGCGCCCGGCCCTGCTCTGCCGTGACGGATGTCGTTCAACCGACGATCTAGCGCCGCTGCTTGCCGCGCCATGTCCTCTTGATAGAACTTTAATGGAATTTCCATCAAGTAGCTTTTGCGACCACCGTGATCGGTGCGATCAGTCACAACGCACGCGGGATCGCCAGTATCGGGATCAGTGACGTGGCTGTACCCGGCCTTCTTCGCCCGCGTGACGCGGCCGGGCGTGTCGTTGAACCAGTAGTTCCGGAAGCCGGGGCGCGCGTCCCACGCAAGCTGTAGTTCTTCGCTGCCGAACGGAACACGATCGCGCCCGTCGATTGGCTCCGCGCGCCGCTCGATTTGCGGCAGGTTGCTGGTATCGACGCCCTCCGGTGCGACACGCTGCACATGCGGGCGATCGACCAGACGCCCGGCGATCGGGCGCGTGTCCATTTCTCTGTGAATGCCGGAGAAGCCGGTATCCGACTTGCCGTGCAGCGCGTTCTGCGCCGCCTTGAAGGCGTCCGATGTCTCTTCGGACAGAAGATCACGCAGCGCCATGCTCACCCTCAATCAACGAATACCCATCTTCAAAGGCTTCGGCTGGTGACCACGATTCGTACCCATCGGGGTAACGCACGTAATAGCCACCAATCGGGTTGCGCCGCGCGCGCAACTCTAGTTCGACCGAAACCGGCACGGAATCGCCGGTTAGGAGCACCCAACGCAGAGGCTCATCGAGGACGCCAGTGACGCGCGCCGCCTCGACCACCTTGTGTGATTTCCATTTCGGGATCGCCATCATGCTTCACCATCCTCGAACTGCGACCAGTAGTCAGTGGCCCATTCCGCTTCGGTCAGCGGCTCGCCGTGCCCTTCCAGCATCCGCTTGTAACGCGTGTAGGCGTCCTTGCTGGCCTGCGGCATGGCAGCGAACGTGCGGCGTCCCTGTTGCTGACGCGGGGAGCCGGATGAACTCGCTGGCGACACGCTGCCAGCCTCATTGCGGCGCGGGTTTTCGGGCTGCTGCGGCTGCTGTTGCTGATAGCCGCCGTTCATGCCGCGCGTAGGCGGAGCGGCACCGAAGCGGTCAGGGAATTGCGCGCGCAACCGGCGTTCAACTTCAGCGAGGTTCTGATCGACGGTCAGGTCAGGCCGCGCGTTCAAGAGGCCGGTGTGAATGATGTCCGCTTCCTGCGTCATCACCGGATCGCGGCTGTACCACGGGTTCCGTTGGTAGAAAGCCTGCACCGCCGGATTGTCAGCGGTTGGGGTGCTGCGCCCCTGCGGTGCAGAAGTGGAGGAAACGTTCGGATTCGCGGCGGCAACGTTAGCAGGCGGTGCTCCGCGATCCAACTCCCTCATTTCAGTATCAAGGCGCCGGAACGCCTCTGTGTCGCCCGCTTCGACCGCTTTGACGCGCTGCTGGTCCAGATCGGCCCGCGCACGGTCATACGCCCGCTTGTCGGCGGCGCGCATCATCGTGGTCATGTCGTTGATGGTGCGAACCGCGTCATCGAACTTGCTGGAAAGCGTCTGGTTGTCGCGCTCCATCCGCGTCATGCGCGAGGTCATCACCTCCACGCGGTCGGCCAGAACTGCCGGAGACGCGAAGCCGCGATCCAGAAATTCGTCAGCGGGCACCCACTTGTCGGGCGGCCCACGATATTGGTCCTTGGGCTTCCAGCCCATCATGCGGGCACGCTCTTCGGCGCCTGCATCCGGTTGTGGCGGGGGCGCTGCTGTGCCGACTTCTTCGGCGGCGCCTTCCGTCGTCTCTGACATCCATCACTCCTGACTGCCTTTGCGGTGGCTGTGCCAAGGAGCGGTTCGTTTTAGTACGCTGCGGTCATCTGCCCGCCGTCATCCGCCGGAGTCTCGATCGCCGCTATCTGCCGGTCCTCCATGATCCGGTACATCTGCCCGTCCCTGCCGAAATACTCGAAACCGGCGTACTTTTGGAAGAACACACGATCACCGGGTTGCGGGCGCGCGCCTTCCCAATGGACCAACCGATGCGAATCGTACGCGAACGCCTGCGGCCCGGCCGCGATCAGCACGCCGGTAATGGCCGCCATCGTGGTTGACTCCCGCGAGGTATCGGGCAGCAGGATGCCGCCTTCGGTTTCGGGCGCGGCCCGGTCGCACAACACCAACACCTTGTCGCATAGCGGCTGAAGGCCAGAGTGATTGGTGCCGTCGAAGGCCGCCACGTCATACTGGCCAAACTGCGTCGTGAGAATGACGCGGTCCGGTAGGCTTTCTTCAGTCATCTTCGCCCCCATCTGGCCGCTTCCGGGTAATCAGCAAGCGGCTATAGACCGACCCGAGAATGATCGTGATCGGCAGCATTTCCTTGCGCCCCACGATCGACGCTTGTTGCAGCGCGATGTAGTCGGTGGAGACATATTGTGGTCGGTCGCGCCAGTATAGGTGCAGCTTCGACCATTGAGCCTCCGGAGCGATCGTCTCCGCGTAGTCCATCACCGCCCACTTCCACCAGTAGATGGCTCGACTTTGGTCGTTGAACAGCACCGAGCGTATGTGGTCGTTTTCCCATCCGCCACTGGAAACCAAAATGTAGCGTTCGCCGCACGGCGCCTTGTTCCAATCCTTGGCGCCCGTGTCGATTTCCTTGTCATTGCCGTCGTACGACATGACCGGATAGCCGATGTCGTTGTGGACGATGAACTTGTCTTCGAGGTCGGCGATGGCGTCAGTCAGCAGCACGAATGCGCTCCAATGTCTCGAATAGGGCCTGTACGTGATCCAGCCGCAGATCGGCAAGGAAGTGCAACTCGATGATCCGCCCGCGCGCCTCTTGCTCCGCCTGTAGGGGCTGTTTACCGGACAGCCACCCCTCTATGGCTTGGCGCTCGAAATACCACGCCTTGGCGCGCACATAGTCGCGCAACACCAGTTCCGTGACCGGATGGTGCAGCCACGCATTGAACTGTTCAGCCTGAATCTCCGCCAGAATCGTCGGGCTGTTGGGCGTTGATGAGTGCGGCTTGTGCTTGGAGGTGATCGGCGTGGGCGCTAACGGCATCGACTTCTAGCTTCAGCCTCGCGATGTGCTGTTCGACCCACGCAAGCTGCATATCGTTGTCCACGGCGCGTGCTTGGGCCAAGAACAGTTCCGCTTGCGCGATCTCGCGCACCATACTTGCCTGATCCTTCCGCGCCTTCAAAGCCAAATCCGTCATTTCCCGCTTCTCGCGAATGTCCAGTTCGCGTGACTTCAGCGCCACACCCGGAGGCGGCGGGGCATTGGCAATCAGGAAACGCTTCGGGTTGGGGATCATGGCGGCCGTGAAGGCTTCCTCGCGAATGGCCAAGCCATTGACGCCGGGGTCATCCTTGAACGTCAGTAGGAACTGCGCCCGGCCGAGCCGCTGCATGTCGGTGACCATCTGCGGATCACTGATCGGCTCGACGCCGCTGCCAAGCTCGTAGTCCTCGCGCTTGATCGACTCCCAATTATTGCCCCGGCCGAAGCCCATTGAGTCGTTCAGATAGACCCTATTCAGCCGGTACAGCTTGCGGAACTCGTAGCCGAGCGAGCGGTGAATGCGCTTGTAGATCGCGCTGAACACCTTCAGCCCTTGCTCGATCACGGCCAGCGTGGTGATGCCAGAGGTGTTATCGCCGGGCATGTCGCCGGTCATAATGTCTTTTACGGAGGCGACGCGTTCCGACGCTTCGACCAGAAATTGCAGCAGCGAGAACAGCACGTTGGATGGGCCGGGGAACTCCATCGCGTAGATATTGTCGCGGATGGTGCCGCCGATGACGTTCACCGGCTTGTACTCACCGACTTGGAAGCGCATCGCCCCGGAGTTGATGGACAGGCCATTGCCAATGAAGCCGCCGCCGACGTTTTGCAGATGGCCGGCGTCGAACATTTGGTTGATCGACGTGTTGATGGCCTCGTTCAGCGGATGCAGCAGATGGCCGAACCCAAGGTCATACACGACCGAGTCGGGGGAGGGGATGAAGCCGTATTTCGTATAGTACTCGATCTGCGCCACCCGGCGGACTTGGCCCTCGCCGGTCCACTCCACCCCGTCCATATCGAAACCGGCGCGGATGCGGGCGAGCTTGCCGCTGTCGCGGGCCACCGTGATGATGTACGGCTCCGCGTAGCCGTCACCGTCCAGATCGCTCCGGCGGTGTTGCTCTAGGAAAGTGACCGCCGCGTCGTCATCGTCCTGTTGCTGCGGCTCGCGCTCATTGGTGCTGCCCTGAATGTCGCGGCCGTAGTTCTCGTCGCGGAACAGGCCGCTGCGGATTTTCTCTTCGATTTCCCACGGGTAGAGACGCACCAGTTCGGTCTTGCGTGGCGCCGTCTCGAACGACTTGGCGAAGTAGTTGACGCACAGATTGATGGCATCGACGGTTTCGCTGACGTTCCGCCGCAGGTTGGGGTCGAAGTAGCTCTTGCGGAACATCGTGCCGACGATGGCCAGCACGACCAGCAGCCGATCAGTCTGCGGTTCCCATTCCTCTTGTTCGTCCAAAAGCTGCCAACTCATGTGGCGGCCGATCAGATCGGCGCGCACCCGCTTGGCGCCGGGCGCGATCTTCCACATCGGCCCATTGGGCAGCACGATCGGCTGGCCGTCCTGACCCACGGCGGGCTGGCCGTCATCGTCACCGATCACCACGCCCTTGACGACGTTCTGGTCCCTGATGATCGCCGGGTAGGCGCGCGCAGCGAACTGAAGCGCGGCCGTGGTCATCAACGGGTAGATGACGTTGGACGCGTTGGGCCACGGATAGGATTTCTGCTCGACCACCTGAAGGGCGGCATCGAGCCACTTCCGGTATTTCTCTTTCCACTCGGAGCGGCTGCGTTCGTCAATCTCGTAGTCTTGCTTCACGCGGTTCGCCAGCGTGGACAGGTCTTCGTCAAGATCGTCTTCGTCGGCGATGTTCATGCTGCGGCACCACCGCTGTAGCAGCATGTAGTGCTCGCGCGCTTGCTCCGGCACACCGTCCGGCATTGCGTGGACGGCCGTTAGATCGCCATCGTCTATAGGTGGCGGCGTACCTAGTGACGCTATTGATTGAATGGCATTCGGCGCAGGCCCCATGCCCGGCGGCTGTTGCATCGGGGATGGCGCAGCATCGGGCCGCAGCATCGTCACGGACAAGGCAGCTACTCCGTTCGCGTGTTCAGCGGCGGCGCTGCTTGGCCTCGCGCAGCCCCAATGTGCCCTCCGCGCGGCACATCCTGCAACGGCGTTATCGCTTTTCCCAACCGCCCTTAATCAGCAGACCGGCCGCCCGCCGCTGCCACCGCTTGTTGCTCTGTCCCGGCTCCCTTGTGCTTGCCATCGCGTTGATGAGCGCCGCCCTCTGTTCCCCTGTCGTGACGGAGTAATCCTTCGTGCCCGTCATCAGCCGGGCGAGCTTGTGAACGATCGTGGACGGCAGGTCACCGTGCATAGTTCCCTGTTTCATCGCCGCCTCCGGAAAATAGGCTTACCGTAGATGCGCGGCGGATGTTTGGAAGGCCCGATGTCGCCATACCGCTGCACCGTGGCGTGCGCGGCGACGTGGGGATACTCGCTCCCGCACTGCGCCCGGTACTCGCCAGCGGCCACCGCGATTTCGTTCGTCTCGATCCGGTCCATCAGATCGACGGTGGCCATGACGCTATGGCCGTGATGTCGCGCCCACGCCCAATGTTCGGCGAACGCCTTCACCGAGAGTTTCGTCGCCGCTTGGTAGAAGCACCCGCGCAAAGCAGCAGGCATCTGATCCAGCCGAGCCAGATCATCCTCCGGAGCCTCATAGGTCGGAGTCTCGCCAGTGAACGTCGCGTTCAGTCGCCGGACAGCTTCTTGTCCCACATCCGGCACCATTGATCGTGCTGCACCATCGGGAAGCCCGAGACTGGCCGCACCTCCACACCGGGGATCGTCATGCCTTGGCCGTTGTGAACAACGCGCTGTTGCGTCGGCACCGGAATGAAGGCGACCTTGGGCGGATCAAACCGGCAGACGCGATCCTTGCCCTCCATTTCCGACCACTTGCAGGTCCGGCAGGCGCGCTTGACGTTGCTCGAAACCTGAAGACTGATCTGCGGTATCCGATGCTCTTCCATAGGCTCCAACAGTTCGCGCGGCAGATCAGCCATATTTCCTCACGATCGGGTCTTTCAGCTTCGGCAGCTTCTCGCGCCAAGCCTTACCCGTGACAACTCCCTTTGTGGTGCCGAGACGCGCGGCAATCTGCGCCGATGACAGCTTGCCCCGGTTATCGACCAGAAAGGCCCACCGCTCCGGGGTCCACTCGAATCGGTCGTAACCGCTTGTGCCGCCGCCCATTAGTATCCGGTCACCCGGCTGCGCGTGCGATCTTCCATCATGCCGCCATACCCTTGATCGGAACGGCCGCCGCGAGGCGTGTAGAGCGCGGCGCCAAAGAGACGTGTGCCTGCATAGCCCAAGGCATCGGCCGGATGCGAGTACATGTTCTTCTCCGGCTCGCTTGTGTACCGCTCCCCTGATACGCGCATTCGCCGGTAGTGGTAGCCGCCCATCAGAGCGCGACGGAGTTGCGTGCAGCGCGGATGCAGCACGAACTGCGGCCTGCCATCGACCAGAGTCCGCAGCGGCTTGCGCACTGACTCCAGCCGGATCGCCAGCGTTTGGATGCCCGGCTCGATCAGGATGTTCTTCGCCCGCAGGATTTGGAAACAGGTGCGTTCGTCGGTCTGCGACTTCTGCGCACCGGCCGGATCGCCGACATCCCAAAAGTCGCAGCGGGGATACCAGCGCGCGCTATGCGCCACCACTTCGTCGCTGAAGGCATCGGCGCCCATCGAGGTCGCGACCAGTTCGTCAAACACGATCCACTGACCACGCGCCGTCACTTGGCTGAAGATGCAGGCTGGCGTCAGCCCGAAATCCCAACTGCGGACCACCGGGAGCGCATCGGATGGTGCGGGCCATTTGAGCTTGTCGGTTGGGCAGTGCAGTTCGTCGGCGTACTCGGGCCAGACAGGCTTGCCGTCGATGACGAAGCCGTACTCGCCATGCACATAGACCTTGATCCACTCGTCCGACTTCCCCACCGCCATGCGCTGGTAGTAGCCGGGCGGCAGGTTCTCGGAGTTCTCCGCGTGATCCGACAGACCAGATGGTTGCTTGAAGATTTGCCGATAGCCTTCGACCGTAATCCCCGGCACCACGCGGGCGAGTTCTGCTACCTTTTCGGAATGGTCGGCTTCTTCGAAGAAACGGAACCACGGGCTGTCAACGTCGGGCGGGTTGGTATCGCTGAAGATGCCAAACCAGCTTGGACCGCCATCCACCATGCGAGGGTATCGCCCCACACGGCCTTCGAGGGCTTCGAAGATGGGCCACTCAACTTCGCGGCCCTCGTTGACCCATGCGCCCGTCAGGTCCATCGAAAGGAGGTTGCCGAGTTGGTCCGGTCGATCCAAGGCGCGGAAGATTACTTCGATCTCCGCCCCTCTATCGTCGCCTTCGCCGCGAAGAGCCTTAATGTTGTACTGGAACTTCGATGGTAGCCACTCCCCGAATTGGTACGGGGGCAACCACTGGAAGAACGTGCGCAGCGTAGTGTCTTCCAACTGGCGGTAGCTGTTGCGGATCACTGCCCAACGGGAGCGCCGGACGCCATCAGGCCCGTGCTTCTGCGCCACGCCACGTTGCGGGATTTCCATCACACAGCCGGATGACTTGCCGGAACCGAACGGTCCCATCAAGCCTCTGAAAAAAGCATCCGACTCCATGAACCGCTGGATCGTCGGCATGTTGCGGCAGGAATAGACGGTCATTCCCGCCCTTCTAGTCTACCGACCGATGCGACGACTAGCTTGTTGGCGGATGGTGCGCGTGCTTGCCGATGCCGGGATACTTGCGATGCACAGCGGCACGCACCTTGGATTTCTCCGCTGGCGAGCCGAACTGCGACACGCGGGAGAGCGCGTTGCGGGCGTGCGACGGATCATTGATCGGATAGCGGCGGCCGGGCAGCGCGAACGTGGAGGTCGGGAGCGCCTTGCGAGCCTTGGTTGTCAGCTTGGCCATCGGTCTGTCTCCTGCCAGCGCCTTCGGTGCGTTACCCGTGGTGATCGGCATTTACGGCTTGTCGCGCGTGCGACCGGGGATCGGGCGCCGATCAGTGAACGGAGCGTCGCCGAGCTTGCCGTGAACCGACATGACGAACGCGGCTTCGTCTTCCATGACGCGGATCACGCCGGGATCGGGCGGCGTCAGCAGCGTGTTCAGCCGCTCGCGAATGCTCATCTTCACCGGATCGGCGCTGTCGAGGCACCAATCGCCACTGTCGTTCTTTGCCATCAGGTTCTCCACTTCCGCTCGAAGCGGTAAGGCTCCGTTGTCGGCCCCATTGGTTGGGGTATCCACGACGGCTTCTCTTCGACGCCGATCGGCCCCGGCGACTGCATCAGGTCTGGCGCTGGCGTCAGGTTTATGTCCAAGTCAGGCGACTGCTTCCGGCCGCTCCGCAACATGCCCTCTTGTTCGCGCGACATGCGGGGGAACGCCGGTTCTTGCTCCGGCTGCGCGTACGCGGCAGGCCCCTGCATGAAGGCCGGTATGTCAGGGACATCCGGCATCAGAGCAACCTATCTGTGAAATCGCCGTAGCGTTGGCTGCCGGGAACCTGCTGGAGCGGAGCGCCGGGATACAGGTACGAGTGCAAGCGTGCCTGATCGTCCGTACTCTGGTTCCGGTCCCACATCTGCTCCCGCTGCGCTTGCTCGCTGGAAATGATGTCGCGCGGCGGCGAGACCGCAAAGCGCCAGTCAGTCCCCGTGCGCGGATGCTCTACCGTGGGGGCGTAGGCAAGCGGGCCTTGCGGATACGCGAATGTCTGGATCGGCATCTACTTCTTCCCGAGCTTGAGCGACCGACGCTTGGCCTTGGGCTGGAGCGAGGCGAGACGCTGCGCGCGCGCTGTCGGGGGCGGCTCGCTCACTTCCGGCGCCTGCATCAGATCGCCGGGCGCCATGCCGCCCATCGGCGACACGTCAGCGGCGGCCGGGTTTGCGGGAGGCTTGAACGCGAAGCGGGCAGGATCAGCCATCGGATCGTCCGACATCACTTCCATCCCGGCGGCTTGCCGCCATGATACATCCATTCGTCGCGCGGGAACGGCGCGTCGGGGTCAACGCCCATCGCCTTGGCGCCCGCCCGTGCTCCGGCCTGCCGCACCTTCGAGCGCCCGATCATCCGGTTCAGTTGATCGCGCCGCCTTGACGTGACATCCGGTTCCTTCAGTTCCCGCTCGAACATATCAATGACCGGCTTTTCCGCGTTCGCGCTGGTGTGCTGGTAACGCTGCGCGTCCAGCTTGCGCCGATACGCCTTGTACTCCGCCGTGTCGCTGTAGCCACGGTGTTCGCCGCTGTTGATCCGCGCCAACGTCTCGCGCAGCCCCGGCCCATGTGCGTTCGGCTGCTCTGGCGGGGTGTTGGCGAAGTCCTCTTCGTCCGCCATCACTGCCGCCGGTTCAGGAAGCCCACCTCATCGTCGCGGGCTGGCGCGCGGGGCTTTGGCTTCGGCGCCGTCGCGGACACCACCGGCTGCGATCGGCTGTAGGACTCGTGCTTGAAGAAAGCACCGTCTTTCGTGCCGAGCCGCGTGGTGATGTAGCCATTATGGATTTTCCTGACCGAGACGCTTTCGCGATCAGCCTTTGGCGCAGCGGCCTTGGGCGGCATCGGGCGCCGGGGCGGCGGAGGTGTTCCAGTCGTTCCGGGTTTGCGCGCCATCCCTACTGATCGAACCTCTCTTCGTAGGATGGACCGGGTTGCATGATGTCGGAGGGCCAAGGAGCCTTCGCGCGACCAATCTGCGTCACCTCTGGCGGTTGGTAGACCGCACCGCGCAGCCGATCCAGCCCGGCTTTCGGGCGCGGACCAATACCGGCGTCGGGACCGTAGGCGTTGCTCTGATCGGGCGCCTGATAGGCGAAGTCAGCCATCGGGCAACTCCGGCGCACGGCTGGCGTAGCCGATCATGTTGGCCTTCTCCTGCGCGCCCCGCTTACCGGCCTTCTCGCGCGGCGTCAGGCTGTAGTACTCCCGCGAGTGTTCGGCGTATTGCGTGTCAAGCTGCTTCCGCGACAGACGCGGCTCGTACGGCGGCTTGTGCGCGAACTGCGAGGGATCAGCCATCAGCGGTGATGATGCGGGCCATGGTGCGAATGGTGCGTCGCGCCCATGTTGTCGCCGCCCATGTCGATCGCAGGCGGACCAGCGCGTTCGTGGTCGGCGTGCGTCATGCCATCGTGTGCTACGTGCGCGCCGTGATTGCGCGCAATGGCCGTGCCCGGCAGCGGGCCTACACCGAAGTTGCCACCGCCACCGACGCCTTCGCCCCGGCCCATCTTCTGGTGCTGACGGATCGCTCCGCCCTCGCCGCGAATCTCGTTACCCGGTGCGTGTGCTGCGCTTTCGGCCATGCGACTTGCCTTTCCGCTTCTGGCCTTTCGCCTCGCGCTGAACGCTCAACGCAATAGCTACGGCCTGCTTTTGGGGTTTCCCGGCGGCTCGCTCGCGCCGAATGTTCTCGGATACTGCCTTACGCGAACCGGATTTTACAAGCGGCATGTCCCGCAGCCTTTCTTGCGTTATGTCATACGGCGGATCGTGACAGAATTTCGCCGCTCGCCTTGCTCGCTTGATTGCTCATGCCGAATGGCTTGGACCTTGCCGCCGGTCATGGTTTCGAACGTGCGGGCAACCACATGCACGTCGTGATGCCCACGGCGAGTTATCACTTCCCGACGACCGTTGGGGTGCTGCAACACGATGGTCGTGAAATGCGTTTGCTTCATAGATTCACGATCGAGCGGTTCGGACTGCGATGATCCTAGCATCGGTACCATCACGGCAGAACACTGTTTTGGCCAAACCCAAGTGATCCTGCGGTACAGCGCCAAACACAACCGGAATATACTCTGACGCGGAGCGGTATCCGGATGCGCAATGTCGATTTAACGATTTTTGTCCGTTGGCGATTTCATTGAACCGTCGTATTTCGCTCACCCATGAGTGAAAGGGCGGGGAGGAATGAAAAGCACTCCGATGGCCGATTTCGCAACGACGGTTTCAGCTATCTGCCGTGCGCGCTTGGACATGACGTTCCGCGAGGTCGGCATTCTCCTGCACGTCGGCAAGGCGCGCACGGAGGCGGAGCGCAGCACGAAGTCAGTACTGGCCGCGCTTCAGTTGCCGTCAGCATCGGCCAGCCGCGCCGGGAAAAGCCTCGAACGGCAGGGGTATCTGACGCGCCAGATGTACCGGCGCGATGAGCGTTCGACCGTCTACGCGCTCACAGCCAGAGGCCAAAAGCTGGTCGATCGGATCAACGCAGGTTACGGCGGGGAGGACGTGGGATGACGAGTGAGTCCGATGTCGCACCAATGCACGTCCACCGCTGCCCGACGTGCGGGAAGAGCCGACTAACCCTCTCCGGCTATAAGTCGCACTGGTATTGGGCGCACGGCGGCAAGCAGGGCGAGCCACGTCCGCCTTACCAACTTGACGCGTTATCCACAGGGGACAATTCTGCGACCAGCGCCCCCGAAGACAACGCGCACGAGGACCGCGCCGTGGGCTTCCGACACCATCCACCGCTGTAACTCATAGGGCAAAAGACAAAATGTGGATCGCCAACTCAATCATCACGGCAGTCGAAGAGGTTGCGGAGTTCCGGTATCTCGACAAGGCATACTGCGATCGGTGGAACCGACACCTAGAACCCGGCGAGCTTAGACTAATGACCGGGTTTGCTTGGATTTCGAAGATTAACGGCGAAGGGCGACATGGGTGCAAGACCATAACCCTCGCGATGATCGAAGCCTATCACCGCCTCGTTCTGCATGAGACGCAGCAATTCCAACGGAAGCGGCCGAAGCTGCGGGTTGTGCGCGGCACCAACGGAACGAAAGCGAAGACCAGCCGGAAAGCCGCGTAAGTGGCCCGCAAAGGTGGCCGCCCGAAGAAGGCGGCTACGGCGGCGGAAACCATCGTGAACGCTGGTGGCGCTGCCCGGTTGCGCGAATTGCTGGATCAGCACGGACTGACCGCATCGGAGGCCAACCGACGCTTGGGGAAGAACCCGAGCGACGGCACGCTCTATCGCGTCCGCGCAGGCAGAATGGCGATCGGCCCGAAACTCGCTGTGCAATACGGCAAGTTGTTCGGCGTTTCCCCGGAAGAGTTCATGGGTGGCCCGATCATCAGGGCGGTCAACGGACCTGTCGCGCCGGTCGAGCGCCCGATGCAGCGGTTCAGTTCTGACCTGATGCCCGATGGCAAAATTCGGCTCCGCATCGACATGGCGGTGCCGATGGAGACGGCCATGCGGCTGATGCAGGAACTCAAAGCCTATGTCGTGCAGCCCCAACCAGAAGAGGGGGAATGATGAGGATCACGTGGTTCGAAGATGCTGACCTGAAGGCGCTGGAAGACAGCATGGCGCGAGCCGTCGCGCGAGCGTTGAAGACCGTCGCCAAAGACTACTTGCCGAAGCTGGAGGACCGACAGACACCGACAGCCCCCGACACGTCGGCATTTGTCGGTGATCCGGCCTTTGCCGCCGAGCGGGACAACCTGCGAGCCGAACGCGATCTGGTGACGCGTCAGTATGACGAGCTTCAGATCGAGTTCGACAAGCATCGGGCGAACTACGACGCGCTAAAGAATAAGTACGACGTACTGGCCAATGCGGCGCACGCGTCGCAGCCGTGGCCTGCCGAGACCGATCCGGTAAAACCGAAGCCGCCATTCGCGCTGCTGCCCAAGGCCAAGCTGCCGCCGCCGGAAGTGTCGGACCAGCCCGACATCCGCGAGCCGGAGCCGAAGAACGCGTTGGGCCTCGCGTTCGCCAAGGCGCATCTGACGCCTGCAAGTGTGTTGAAGGCACCCGAGCCGGAGCCGCAGCAGCCGACACTGACGCTGCCAACGGCCAAGCGGTCACTGCGGGATGTCTGCCCGACCGTGGCGACACGGCCGCCGAACTACATCACCCGGCAAGAGGCCGTGAAGATACTGACCGACGACGGCGTGAGGCCAGAGTCGGCGGAGGCGTGTATCTCCCTTTGGCTTTACGGCGAACAAATCCCCGGCCGCATTGTCTGCGACAACAAGTGGACCCCGACCAAGGGTCTGCCCGGTCGGCTGATGGTCGATAAGGGCGCCGTTCAGGAACGCAACCGGCTGCGGAAAGAGAACGCCGGTCTGCCCCGCAACGAGCAAAGGGAGGCGCCACGCATCGAACTGCCAGCGTAGCAGATCGAGTTCGGCGGCGTGCCGGAAGGGTAGACGGCCGGGATGTATCGACATCATCGGTGATCCCCAAAGGGTCTTGCGGGTTCGAATCCCGTCGCCGCCACCAGCATTGCTCTCCCGCGCAGGCGACCACCAACGGCAGGGGGCAAGAAACCCAAAACAACAGGGAGCCAAGACGTGGCTACGACGAAATGGATTATTTTCGGCGCGACTCTGTCCATCCCCGGCCCCAAGGGCAGAACCTACACCGTGAGGTTGCCGGTTCGTTTGCAGGATGGCGAATACGCGGTCTTCGACACCAAGGCGGAAGCTGAACGAATAGCATCCGTGTGGAACGCCACACAGAGAAGAGTCAGTTACACCGTAGGCGAGTTCCACCCCTAAGAGGTGCACATACATAATGTGTGGTGCCTCTTCCACTGCCTCCACGCACACCACACCGCAATCGGCGTGTACATGTTCTTCGCGGCACGCCCGGAGAAGCCGCCGCCAACACCGCTGTACCTTGGCGAAGACTGGCGTCAGTACCGGCGGGCGCTGGAGGCGCACACCCAATGGCTAGAGACGTACCACCAGACGGGGAACCGGCGGCATCTGCGGACTGCGCAAATCTGTATGGCGTCCGCGCGCCAGTTGTTCCGCGCGATCCAAGAAAGGTTCCGCCGCCACCAAGAGGACGATGAAGACGCAGCCAACTGACACGAAAGATGGAGAGAACCATGAACATCACCGAAGTACGCGACCGACTGAAGACCGCGCTCGATTTGCTGAAATCGCTGTATGACAACTTCCCCGACGACGCCAGCGACCGCACCACGTACCACTGCGGCGAGGCAACCGCCAAAGTCCACAGCGCCATGAAATCGGCGGAACAGGACATCCGCAGCGTCCAAACGATCGAGTTCGCCACCCGGCGTCGCGTTCGCCCGATCGGGCCACCAAACGATGAGCCGCCCGATGACGCTGCCTAATCTGCTTACGGTCATCGCCGTCGCGGCCAACGCTGCGGCGTTCGTCTACTTCCTGCTGCTGATCCGCAAGCTCCGGCGGCTGAACATGCTACTGGCGGGCATTTGCGCGGACGCCCACGGCAAGCAGCATCTTCCGATTTGGGTGCCGTGGGCGGCAGCATTCGGCCTCGAAATCAAGCTGGACGTGAAACCGCGTGAAAGAGGGAGGAACTGAAACATGCCGTTCGATTCAACAGGCTTTGCCGACGAGACAGTGGCAGCCGACTTGGCAACTCTGGAGAAGGCGCGTCGGCTCCTGACGTACCGCATCCGATGGATCAAGGGCGCGCTATATACCGGCGTCAGTCCAGCACGTCCGTTGCAGGTCTGCATGATGGGCGCTGTTCAGTTGGCGGCCAACGGCAGCGCGTTGGACCATTCTGATCGCAGCGCCCGCCTCACACGCGCCTTGCGCGCCCATCTACCCAAGGCTCGCCAGCGGCCACTCCCTATTCAGTATTGGAATGACCGCACCACAACCGAGCACGCCGACGTGCTGGCCGTGTTCGACCGCGCCATTGCCGACTATCGGCAGCGTCTCGGGAGGGACTGATGGGCTACGCCATCGCGCACGGTTACTGCATCGCCTGCGACAAGCTGTTCAGCTTCAACCCGCTCCGCGTACCAAGCTCATCGGCAATCACCGGAGAGCGGGAGCCGATCTGCCGCCCCTGCATCGAGCGCGTGAACAAGAAGCGGATCGAGTTGGGCCTTGAACCGGCCGTCGTCTTCGATGACGCCTACGAGCCGATTGACGAGCGGGAGTTGGGGGAATGACCGAGGATGACGAGCACCCGAACGTCTCCATCGCCTTTCTGGAATGGCTCGACATGAGGGCGGAGAACATGACCCTCCGGGCCGATGTCGTCCGGCTCCGCTCGCTGCTCGATCTCTGCCTCACGGCGATGACCGAACCCAACATGGGCGGCGAAATCAAACGGCGCGTGCTGATCGCTGCCATCAGGAACCAACTGAAATGACCACGACCCGTTTCCAGCCGTGGCTGTGCCACCGCTGCGGCTACATGATGGACGCCGCATCCGGCGTTGATAACCACGCCGTGCCCAAAGAGGACGACGTTTCGTTCTGTCTGAATTGCGCCACCCCCTACGTGCTGCACGACAGCCGATGGGCGCTGGCCACCGATCAGGAACGGCGCGACTTCCCCGATGAAATCAAGCAAATTCTGGTGCGCGCGCAGATCGCCGTAGCAATGGCCCCGTGGGGCGATCTGTCCAAGCGCGATAGAACCGAATGATCGAAGAGCCGTTCTCTGACGACGAGAGGCGGCGGTTGCTGTTTCTGGCCATCGCCGCCATCCCGCTCGACCGACCGGCCGATGAACAGCTTCTCCGGATCGTCAATCGCCTGTCCGGCGAAGACACCCGACTGATCGCCCGGCGCTCACGACCGTCTCGCGCGTCCGTGATAAACCAGCGTCAGAATGACGGTACGGACGATCGCCGGAGGGACTTGGAATAGTGGCTCGCACGTCCTCGCGTCGCCGCTTGGCCACCGTCGCCTTAGCCCGGCCTGCGCGTGGCTGCTTAACTACCTCTGGAAGCGCGGCGTCGTGTCTCGCGATCAACTGATGGCAGCCTATGGCAGCGGTAAGCGCGACACGCTCGACCCAAGCAGCATCGACGTGATGATTACCCGGCTCCGCCAGTTCCTTGCCGAAGTGATCCCCGAAGCGTCGATCCGCAACACGTTCGGCGAGGGCTGGCAACTGGTGGCGGAGCGCGATGACGTGCCGCGCTGTCCGCACTGCGGCAAGCCGATCTACTCGGAGCCGGAGGAATGAGGGAGGGCAGGGCGGGAGGAACCGGCACCCGCAAGGGCATGACCGCCCCACAGGCCCGCGTCGTGGCTGATCTCTTGCGGAGGTTCGAATGGTTCCATCACGGCGATTGCGTCGGCGCCGACAAGGAAATGCACGACATCGCCACGTCACTCGGGCTGAAGACCGCCGCGCATCCGCCGCTCGATGAGAAGCTGCGGGCATTCTGCAAAGCCGATGTCGTGTTCAGGCCCAAGGAATACATCGACCGCAACCACGACGTGGTGCTGATGACTGAAGAACTGATCGCCGCGTCCGGAAGCATGGCGGAGGAACTGCGGGGATCGGGAACGTGGGCCACGATCCGCTACGCCCGCAAGCTCCGCCGCCTCGTCACCATCGTCTTTCCCGATGGCTCAGTAGAGTTCAGCCCCTAGAAGAGCCGGGGCAGCGCAGTATAGGCCAGCATGACGATTGCAACCGTGCTGACGGCCAGAACGGGCATCCGCCAGCGCCATTGCTTCCAGACCAGCGCAGCAGCGACCAGCCCGGCCCAAGCGAGAGCAAACGCGGTCCATCCGGCCCGAGCGGCCCAAACCGGGGCACCGTCACCGATGGCCCAAACAACGACGGCCATCACTCCGGCGATCCCGAACAGCAGGCACCTGTTGCGCGTCTCGGTCATCCTTGCAGCATCCATTGTCCGCTCGCGATCCATTGCTCGAAGCTGCCAAGGGACCACCCTGCCGACGCGAGCGTTACCGACGTGTTGGGGTCGAAGCCCGCGCCCATGAAGCCGCCGATATTGGTGGTCCAGTCCCCGGCCGTCATCGTTATTCCGCTCCCTTCGGGGCCATCGGCCAGTAAGTCAAAGATGCCAGATTGCCCGCCCGTGAACGGTCCCATGGCCTCCCCTACGGCGTCAATGAACCCCATCCCGCCGCCGCCGCCGTAAATGTCGCCCGTGCTCATGCCGTTGTCGCCCGTAGCGCCCATTGGTCCGTCTGACATCTGTTTCCTCCATTTTTGTGACGAAGCGAAATCATTCCGCGCCGGAAGGTTCCGATCTGTAAACACACTTTTGCGCGAGAATACCAACCCCTTGTGGCCCGGCGCCTTGGCCCCACCACCATGTCGGAATTGAAGCGCCAGAGAAGACGGCGTTTCACATGAAACTCTACTGCGGGATTACTCCGGATGCGGCAGTAATCCGGATGCGGAAGTCAGTATTTCGTAGAAAAGGCCGCCAAGGGGGCTTCCCAAGGCGGCCTTCTCCTTTGTAGCTTCCGGCGCGTCGAGGGAGTTCCCATTCCCCGACGCGAATCGCTGTGCTGGCAGCGAGTGACTCGGCTCCGATGACTTAGCACAGCCGAGCATCACCGCAACCAGCCGCAGCGATCCGCACGATGAATTTTTTTGTGTGGAGGCCGCGTGGCTAAACTGAAGACCGCACAGACAGATCAGCCGATCCGGCAATTCCTCTGCACCAACTGCGGCGGAGACGCCTTCCTCGCCTACACCAGCAAGCCCGGCGCCGATTGGGGTGGCAAGGTCAAACCCGATGAACGCCTCTGCGACAAATGCTTCCGCAGTCGCAGCGGCCTACCAGTCTTCAGGTAACGAGCGCGGTGTACAGGAACGTCGGCAGGCTTCGGGGCGGAAAGCTAGGTGGCAAGCGCCGCTGGCTGGAAATGCCGCGCGGCCCGGCTGGCCCCGTCAAATACGCCAAGCTGTCCGATGCGGTCCTGTCGCCTGCCGCAGTCACCGATTTCCAATTGCGCTATGCGCGCTACGCCAAGCTGGAGAAGGCAGGCGGCCACAAGCCGCTGCCGCCCAAGCAATGGATCGCCGCAGGCTACCCCGAGCCGCACCAGCCAAAGCCAACCCGCGCCGACAAAATCCAGCGCGCCATCGACACGTCAGACAAGCGCCGTCGTCGCCGCGCGAAACCATCGCCACCATCTTCGGTCAAATGGCCGATCCACGTCACCATCGGACCACACCCAACACTGGAAGGTGCCCTAGAGGTCATCGAACTCAAATCACGCGAACACGCAGACGCCCTTGGCTACGAATGGGTCGGGCGTTGATGAACATACCTGCCTCATAACAGCGGACCCGCCACCGCGACGGCGTAGCTTTGAGGCGCCGCCCGGCATGACGCACCCGCACCGCAGGAGCCTACACAGCGCCGGTCGGCTACCAGACCAGCGGCCCCCTCGCGAACTGCTCTGTTGCGTAACAGACTGCTTCGCACCTTGGGACACCCGCACTGCGATAGCGGGCCACGACGCGGCGCCAATCCCGTTCATCCCTTTCTTCGAACTACCCGGTCGGCCCGGCCACGCACGAACGCTGATCGCTGACGGTCCCCAACGACCGCACTGGCGACGCAGCTACTAGGACGCGCCACACAGAGCGCGTACAGTCCGGCGGTAGTCCCGTGCGAGCAGAAAATGCGCGGTGCGCGCGCATCAACGTCTGCGGGAAGGAAAGGGGGGTAGGGGGGAAAAGATGGGCCAACACAAACGCGGCGCAAGCCGCTCCGTATGAAGATCGTCCCGTCCCGCTCTTCCATGGAAGGCAAGCCATGACAGACAAAGAAGCCCTCGCCGAACTGGAAGCCTTCACCCAACGCCAAAACCAATACCGCTCCCTCAAAGCCGCCCTGATCGAACACGGCATCCACAAACTTCAAGCCACCCGTATGGCCAACTGCCTGCTCGAAATCGGCCGAACCACACTCGAAGACGCCTTCAACACCGACGACAACACCCTGCTCCGCATCCCCAACTTCGGCAAAACCTCCCTCAAACACCTCCGCTCCATCCAGCCCCAACCACCACCACCCGTCACAGCCTTCGCCTTCGTGGACGAACACGGCCACATCCACCCAAACTCAGTCCGATCCAACGAAGAAACCTGCCTCATCCACGCCCGCAACAAACTCGGCTACGTCATCCCTGTGAAAATCACGGCAGCCTGACCGCACCACCTCGCAATCGAGCCACCAACCCACGCTGCCAACCGACCCAACCGCGACGCGTTAAAGAGGCATCGAATGATGGACACCTACATCGCCCTCATAACCGAAGGCACCGCCAGCCTCGCCCAACGTGAAGATCAACCAACCAAAGGCGGCACTTGGGGCAGTACCGAACTGCTGCCACGCCACACACAAGCCACCACCGAACTCTCCTTCACCCTCAACGACGACGACAGCGACCCCGATCACGTCCGCGTCTCAATCCACGCCTCCCACGTCACCAATAAAGAAACCGACAACACCTACCACCTCAACCTAGACGCCAAACTCGACTGGACCGACATCGAACAACTCCACGCCTTCCTGACCTTCCTCATCAACATCCACGACGAGTGAGGCATCGAATGACAGACCGCAACTGGCAAATGATCCAACAGGCCAAGCAACGCATGAAAGACAACGAAAACCGCTTCTGCCCCCAATGCGGCGCCGACTGGCAGGCCGAACCCATCCCCGAAGCCGATCGCCAACACTTCGGCTCACACACCCACTTCTCCCGCCGCATCGCCGTCTACGATCTCGACCGGGACATCACCGTCGCCTACCGCTGCCCCGATTGCGGTCACACCACCCCACGCCAATGGAATAACCAATGACACCAGAACGCGAAGACCAACTCCGAACCTACGCCCTTGGCTTCGCCGACAAACTCCCGACCGACTCCATCGACTGGCCCGGTCTCCTGCGAGAGTGCCTCGATGAAATCACCGGACTCCGCGCCTCCCTCGCAGAAGCCACCACCGACTCCCAGTGGGGCCAGCCCGTCGAAATGCCCAAAGGCCCACACTCACCTCGCGGCGCTCCAACTTGGTACTGCTCCCGATGCCACGCTACCAACTCCCCAACCACCACCACTTGCCTCTGGTGCGCCAACCCTCGCGATCCCGACTGAACCGGAGGAAACCCCAAATGAACTACATCGACCAACTCAAAGTCGCCGTCTTCATGGTCGGCAATATCGACACCCCACAAGACAAAGCCCAATGGTGGCGCAACTTCGACCACCTCTGGAACCAAGTCGCACAAGACCCCAACCTCGAAGCCCTGCTCAACGAGTTCAACAATCCCACACCCGATCCAAAGAAACAGACCCCGCCCTGATTGGTACAGAGACCGCCTCGCTTCGAATGAATTTCGGGCATCGCAAAAAAAAGAACGAGGGGACCCAATCATTCGGACACGCTTAAATAAAAGCCGCAGAACCCGATACCGCCCAAAATCGTCGGTTGGCAAATCGGTGGAGAGGGGGGGGTCCCGGGTCCTGATCGCCGGATTGCGACCTTGGGGGTGGGGGGGGTCGAGCCGCCCGGCCGTGGCGGAGCCTCACGCCATGGCAGCGGCGCCCGCCGGTCGAGCCGGTGACGGCCGATCGAAGCCGGTCGAGCCGCCCGCCGAACAAAAGCCGCGACAAATCAGCCGCAACGCCTAGGGCAAGGCGGGATTATCAGTTCGGAACATTCTGCTAACGGTTAGCGTTCAATCTTCAATGCGATCAGTTGGCGCTGATCCACGGGCCGATCGGCAATCCAGCCTTTCAGCCGCGCCAGCGAGTTCAAGGCTTCCAGCTTATTGTAAAGCCGCACGGTCACCTCGCCATTGGGCGCCCGTCGAACCTCGCTGATTGCAGCGTGCGCGTTGTCATCCACGATCGCCCAATCGCGCACTGTGATCTGTTGCTTGCCGTTGACGGTCCGCACGTCAACGATTTGGCGGAGATCAGTGAACGCGAGCCTCGCCATGGCATCGGCTACGCGGTCCGCCGTCACGCCATAGCGTTCTATGGCATTGTCCACCGCGCGGACCACGGCGGCCGCCCGGCGGCGCTCTACGCCGCAGATGAGGGGATGCTTTGCGAGGCGGTTGGCTTTGGTTGCGCACGATTGGGCGGAGTAATTGCCCGGGTACACTTGGCGGTAGGCTTCCGCCTTGGCTAAGCCGCTGGCGAGTAGTTTGGCGAATTGCGCCTGTTGCGGGTTCAGTTGTTTAGCTGACATTGGTTGCGATGCTTTCGGCCGAATCGGATCGGCGGAGAACAGCGGCTGAAATGGTTGCAGTCAACCGGAAACGAAAAAGCCGCCCGGCTAGGGGCGGCTTGATCGTGGAGAGATCGGGCGGAGGATCAGGAGTAGAGTTTGTCCAACTGGTCGGCGAGATCGTAGGCGGGCGCGAGCAACGCGTTCATGTCGTCGCTGTCGGTATGGTTGCAGATCACGTCGGGGCCATCGTTGCCATAGACGAGGAATACTGAACCGATGCGCGGGCCACTGGCGCGACGGATGACCAGAGTCTCTTCATCGGTTGCGAACATGGCGGCGAGGATTGCGGTTGGATTATTGGAGCGGCGAATTGACCAGTCTTCCCCGTCCCAAACGGAGATCACGCAATCGGAGCGGACGGCCTCGATCAGGATGCGGCGGACGATGCGACGTTCGATGGAGCGGCGGGTATCAGGAGAGATCATTGGGGATTGCCCTATCAGTCAGTTAACGAGGCGGGAACAATGGCACGGATTTATAGCGGGATACAAACAAAAAACAGCCGCCCGGATTAGGGGCGGCCGATTGGTGGCGAGATCAGGCGGAGAGATCAGGCAGTCTCGCCAAATCGCAGCGATGGGGCGAAATGCTGAACCAGTTCATCATAGAGGTATGACGCGACGGAGTCCGGCTCGCATCCCGTGGTGATTGGTCCGGGCGAGTAATCGGACGCGCACAGTGCGGCGTAGAGGTTGGACCATTGGCCGCCGTGGTAATCGGACGCGAACCAGTAGATCGACTCTTCGATGTCGAATTCGTCGCACTCGTGAATGAACGGGGTCGAGTTCAGATATTCCCGCATTTCGTCGCGAGTAGGGTCGAGATTGGTTGCCATGGTTCAGCGTACTCCGAGTAGACGGGCGATACGGCGGCGGGATGCGGCCGTGAGACGAGGCGGGAAATGGAGCGAACGGGATTCATAGGCGCCCGACTCGTACTCGATCCCGTTATTGATCGTTACCCATCGCGGCGCCCGCATTGGTGATTCGTCGCACTCGATCGAGGATACGCCGCCGACTCTATTGGTCCGCGTGGCGGTAACGAGTTCAATTGCGTCGCGTAGCGTGAGATCGCGCCCGAGTATCCCGTTTTCGGCCGTGTCGCCATATTCGGCCGACTCTTCCGTGGTGATGTCATAAGAGACTGTGAATCCGGTCATTGTGGATTGCCCTAGGTTGAGGTTGAGAGATTGGCGCCCGAGATCAGTCTAGCAACGCGTCGATTGTGGCGCGGGCGGCCTCGACTGACTCGGCGTAGCAGATATGCGAGCCGTCGCGGCTGACGGAAAAGCCGCCCGTCAGTAGCCGCATGATGAGGTAGCCGCGATGCGCCTGTTGCGTGCGCTGCCAGTCGAGGCGAGCGTTTTCGTCGCGGGCGCGGGCGATATTGTAGCGGTGGATTGCAGGATGAGTCATAGCGGATTGCCCTAGGTTTGAGAGATCGGCGCCCGCCCGAGTGACGGGCGCCCGTGGTGTTCAGTTGTGCGGGATAGCTGACGGCCGATCGCGGGTTCCAACCGCGATTGCGTGGGACGCGTCGCGAACATCTTCGTCGGTTGCCGATAGGCTTCCGAGCAACCATACGGCCGCCTCGCGTACCTCGCGCGGTTCATAGGCAAGCCGGTTGCGAACGATCAATTGTGCTTTCGTCAGAGTCATCATGGCGTTGTGCCCTATCTAGGTTTGACGGTTGGAAAGCTATCACGATTTTTCCGCCCGCTCAACAAATATATATAGCGCCCTATATCCCGCCCGTGATATTGGTTTGTCCAGCGGCGGGATATGGCCGCGACACTAACTAGGGCAATCTTCAATGACTGACAGCAAGTTAAATCGAGCCGATCTGTACCAGACGGTTACAGACCGCATAATCTCGCAGCTAGAGGCGGGAACTGTCCCATGGGTTCAGCCGTGGCGGAATAACGTTGCGGGCGCGGCCATCGCGTTACCGCACAATGCCGCAACCGGGCGGAACTACTCGGGCGTGAATGTTCTCCTGCTATGGGTTCACGGGATGGCAGTTGGACACCGTTCTCACGGTTGGCTGACGTATAAGCAAGCCGCTGAACTAGGCGGCCACGTACGGGCGGGCGAACGTGGCGTTCATGTCGTCTATGCCGATCGGTTCATTCCCAAGGCTGAACGCGCCAAGCCGGAAGATGACCAGCGAGCCGTTTATTTCCTGAAAGCGTACACTGTCTTTAATCGCGAGCAATGCGACGGACTGCCAGCGGCGCCCGATGCTCCGCCCGCCCCTACGATGCCAGAATTGCACGAGGCGGCCGATCGGCTGATTAGGAACTCGGGCGCCCGGATCGCGGTTGCTGGCAACCGGGCGTACTATGACATCGGCCGCGACTGCATCGCAGTTCCGCCGATCGAAGCGTACGAACCGAACGCGATCAATTGGTACAGAACGACGCTCCACGAGTTGACGCACTGGACGGGCGCCGAACATCGGCTGGCGCGTAAATTCGCCAACCGCCACGGATCGCCCGACTATGCGCGGGAAGAGTTGGTTGCCGAAATGGGCGCGGCTTTCACTTGCGCGGCTTTAGGTATCGAGCCGACGGTACGCCACGCGGATTACATCGGTTCTTGGTTGAGCGTGCTTCGCGAAGATAATCGGGCGATTATTTCGGCCGCCTCGCAGGCTTCGAAAGCCGCCGATTATCTCCTGAAATTTGCTGACGTGGCGGAACTGAAAGCCGCTGCGTGACGTGGCGAAACGGCGGGCGCCACGTCGCGCCCGCTGTCACCGTGGCGTGGTGGCCACGGTCTGACGATGCCAGCCTGTATCGACTGACTGACTGACTAGGAACTAGGGCAAATGTTTACCTCCCCATACGTGCTGACCAAGCTGGACATTGTTGCACTGCGCAAAATGGACACGCTGCTAGTAGCGTTTCAGCCGAACCGCGACGAAAAGACTTTGGTCCATTGCATCAAGCGAGCCGACAAATCGGCCGATCCGTTCGCGCAGGAGGCGCGCCACGTCATCCCGGCTAAGGTGACGTGCTTGGGCGATTTCCCGACGCGTGACGTGTCTCGGGCGCAGTGTTGGGCGCATGTTAGCGTCTATCCGTCGCAGCATTGCCACGCGTCTAGCTTGCTGGCGACGCTACGGGCGGGCGATGCAATCGCGTTCGATTTCCAGCCGGACTACCATTCGAACGGCTACGTCGCGCGAGCCGGACTCCATGCCGACGTGTTGCTGATGTACGTGTACCGCGGTGACGAAACGATGCGGAAACTCCACGCGGTAGTGGAGTTGGACCACGGGATTGCGCCCGACGGCAATTCGGCTCGCATGGTGCGTGGCGTGGCGTCATCCGATTGGTATCACAAATCCGCTGCCGACGTGGGGTGACGTGGCGAAACGTGCGGGCGCCCGTCGCTCGCACGTCACGGCCGCGTGGTGGCGGCCGTCTGACGATGCCAGCCGCAATCGAGACTTGGAATAGGACTAGGGCAATGGGTGGTTGGACTACGATTGACAGTCTCGCGTATGGCGAGACACCGGACTCTTTTCTGCGGAAAGAGTTTCAGCACGACAAACTAGACGCCAATGGCGATCGGCACGCGTGCTTGATCCTCAAAGCCGCGTTTGTCGGTTCGACGTGGTACGCAGCGGCTCGCATCGTGCGACCGGGCAAGGACTACGTGCTAGGCGTTGTCGTGCTGACATCGCGACGTGGCGGCTTTGGCTGGAAGGAAATGAGCGAGGATATGGGACCATACGAGTCCCATTGCCCGGCTGGCATCCTTGCCATGCTTTCGCCCGTGGAAGAGATCGGCGGCTACGCGGCGGAGTGGCGGGCGCGATGCTACGCCAACCTTGGCGCACGTCGCGAGCGCACCAAACGGGCGGCCGCATAATCCTGTAGCAACCTATAAACGGCCGTGGTATTCTGCGGCCGTTACAAACTGACTAGGGCAATTCCCATGATTATCAAGCGAGCCAATGGTGAAATGATCGCGCAAGCTGCGACGTTGCAGGTTGCGGGCGCCGATGACTACAGCCTCACGTTCGACGTGAACGGAGCCGACGGCGGGTTTCGTCTGATCTTCGCGTTCAGCGAGATCGAAATGATGGCGCGGGCGTACCGGCTGGCGCAGTCCGAAAGCGATAAGGCGATGCGGCGCAAACTCACTCGCAGATAGGCGAAACGGCGGGCGCGGATCGGCGCCCGCTGTCATCACGGGGCGGTTCCCGTGGTCTGACGATGCCAGCCAATGCAATCGAGACTGATAGGGCAAAATGAACGCGATCACTCCAATCATCACGGCCGCTACGGGCGTTTGCCCATGCTGCGGCCAGACAATCCGAAAGCCGCGCGCCAAAGCTGCCAAGGTGGCGGCTATGACAGCGGAAGAGTTTTTTGACGCTCGCGTGGTGGCGTGCCGAGCCGTGGCGGCCGATGTCGGGGAAAACTGGCATTTGGTGGCGGGCGCGTCGTTTTGGTGCGCCATTCCGAGCAAGCTGCGCAGCTTTACGACGGCACGCGGTACTAGGATCAAATGCCGCCCCGATGCGAGGCTGCCAGCCGGGCAGTACTGGCCAGCGGGCGCGTTGCCGGATGGCGTTATCGTCGGCACGGAGTCGGCGCCCGATCCGATCCGGCGGGCGCGCGCAATGCTGATGTCGGCTGAAATGCACGAACGCGCGACGCGCCACGCTATCGCGCACCAGTCGAGAACGTTCCGGCGGAACTATCGCGAGGAATACCGGAAGATGGTCCGCGAGGCATGGGACGCCCGCCGCGTGGTCCGCAATCTTCGGGAGGTGGTTGCAGCGTAAGGCGAAACGGCGGGCGCTTCGGCGCCCGTTGTCGCGGCGGAGTGGTTTCCGTCGCCTGATGATGCCAGCCAATCGCATCGGAGATAGGGCAATGACACGGATCGGGACTAGCTATTTCGTCAACCTCGCTGCGGCGTGCCGGTACTTCAAGCCGTACGGCTACGACGCGGCCGACGTGACTCGCAAACTCGCAGAGGGGGAGATTCACCTTGGCAAGCCGCCCGTGATGAAAGGCGAGGTATTGGGCGGCCCGGTTGGCACTGGCGCGCGCACGCGGCCCGGCTTGCGGCTGACCGACGGCGGCACGCGGTACGAAATCGAGATCGAGGACTAGGGCAATGTGCAAACGCTTTGAATTTGACGAACGCGATGCGGCGATACGCGCCGAGCGGCTGATCGAGTGGCAAGCCCGCAGCGGGCCACGCGTCGGCGACTTTGTGCGGTTGGCCAATGGGGAGTTGCGCCGGTTCGCGCACCATTGGGGCGACTCAATCCAGCCGACCAGCAAGGGCGGCGGATCGTTCTATTTCTTCGGTTCCGGCATGTCGATGTCGGGCGGGCTTGATCCGGCGATACCGATCGAGCGCATCGTTGACACTGGCGAGACGCGCGACGGTTGGTGCTGGTTCTTTCACCACGGTTTCAGCGGCGCCCACCGTGGCGTTGACTTCACCGTGCCGTGCCGCGTCTACGCGGTGACGGGAGGCTGACGTGCGCGCGACGCTCCGCCGGTTGCTCCGGTGGCTCGATTACCATTTCGGATGCTAGGCGAAAGGGGCGGCTTCGGCCGCCTCTCCTGCCGGGGTTGTTCCCGGTGGCTGACGATGCCAGCTTGCATCACTAGGGCAAGAGACCATGGCCAGATTCACGGTTCAGATGACGTGCGACAATGCCGCGTTCGCGGATGACATGACAGGCGAGATCGCGCGCATTCTGCGGACTATCGCCGATCGGCTCGACCTCGCCGATGCGGACTTTTACCAGACGATCCGCGACATCAACGGCAACGATGTCGGCCGCTATCGGCTGGCGATCAACCGGCAAGACTGATGTTTGCACTCATTGGCCGCCACGATGACGGCAGGGTATGGCTGGCGCTGACGCAGGATCAGCGCAGCGACGCGCTTTGGTATCGGGATGAGTATCGGCGCCGTTGGCCCGGATCGGAATGGATCGTTTGCCCATTTCTCCGGTACGTGGATCAGCGCCGTTCGTCGGGCAGCAATCCGCATCCCAAACGCGACGACTTCCGTTTCGAAGATTGGCTATAACCGAATCGACCGGCCGGGCTGAAATCCGGCCGTTTCGACCAGCTAGGGCAAAATGGCGATGGCTGAATACACACACGCGCGGTTTGTCGCCGACCTCCGCGCTTTGGGGATCACCAAGGGGAAGATGGCCACGGCGCTGAACGTCAGCGGCCAAGCCGTCTACCAATGGGGCGTCACGGCCGGTATCCCGTATTGGGTGCCGATCCTCATGGCGGCTTGGAAAGAGAACAAGGCGCTTCGGGAGCGGCTTGACCCGCCCCCGGTTGACACCGAGCCACCCAAACGCAAACGGCGGAAATCCCTGTAGCGAGCTATATACTTTCCGTGATATGACCTAACCCACCAACCGGAGACTAGGGCAATGACTACCGCAACCGAGATTTCGTCGCTGCTAGGCGACGATGGCACCCACTGGCAGACCCTTGACGGCATATGGCTGGAAGACCTCTGCCAGCAGCGTGGCGGCATCGCCGAGTACGCCGACAGCGTGCCCGACGATCCCGGCGCGTACCAGACCGAGTATCACATCCGGCCCATATCCCGCAGCGAGGCGACCGCGAACAGCTTCACCCGCTTCGTGTTCGCCGATGGATCGGCAATCGTGACCGTTGGCGGCTGTTGGGACCTCGAAGGCAGCGAGCCGTTCGTCATGGCCGGGTTGGAGCCGCCCCGATGACCCTGTACCGCGTGGTGCGGGAGCGTCGTATGATGGCCGATCGCCCGCTGATCCTGTCCAATGCCAGCCGCACCGCCGCCCGGAGGTGGATGGAAAACAACGGCATGGCGACCAAGGATGGCAAGCTATGGCGGAGCCGCGACGGCGAGCGTCATGGCATCCTGCAACAGCGTGGCCGCCTCTGGTCCGCGCTGATCGCCACCCGAGCCGAGATCGAGGCCCACAAAATAGGGTGACATCCGGCAGCGTGACCCGATAGACTTCGCGCACTTCGGGAGTCATGGGTCTTTCCTTGTTGTGAGGTTGGAGGGCGGCTTCGCTGGCAGGCGAGCCGCCCTTTCTCGTTCAGGCGAACGGTTCGCGCGAGACAGCTTCGCGGGCTGGCGCTGGCTCCGGTAGCGGTGGCGTCCACGTATGAACCATCGACTCGCCCGGTATCGGCTCCGGCTCGACTTGCTGCATCGGGACTTGCCGGATCAGCACGCGGACCCGATCGACAATCCCGAGTGACTCGGCGACCTTGGCCAACGCCCATTTGGCGCCCGCCAGTTCATGTTCACTGACCTCGCCGGTTGACCCCGACCAGCGATAGACCTCCGCGATAGCGCGCGCTGTCTCTTCCAATGCTACGTCCCTCGTTTTCGCTGCAACCGCGTTAAGCTCGCCCTCCGTTGCGTGGATTGTCACCGCCGCCCCGATCGGCGCTGCCAGCCTTGCGACCTCCGGCGTATCTGGATCGTTGGCAATCGCCGGGCGAGGTATCGAGGCGACCGCTTCGGCGAGGCGCTGCAACCAGCGAATATCGCTGTCGGCCACATCGACCTTGCAGTGCATGATTTGCGCGACCCCGGCGATTTTGAGGCCGATGCGATCGGCATACTGCATCTGTGACCAGCCGATGATCTGCAAGCACCGCCGCACTTCGTCACGGCGCTCTTGGCGCTGCATCAGCGGATGACCTTCGTTGTTCGTTGCTACCAAATCGACTCTCCCAACAGGTTAGGCACCAATGCTGATCGGCCGCCCCGCGAACGACCAGCATATCTTCGAAGATTCGGACCTCATCGCGCCCGATGCGGATCGCAAACACTGCGCCCCCGCAAGCGTTGCATCGACGCCCCTTGTCGCTATCGTCAACGATCATGCGGGGAGCACGCCCATGGTGACAAACGACAGGCACGACATATTCGTTCGCGCGTATCGCCTTGGCCTTGGCGTTGCCGCGACTGCGGCGGAAATGATGGCATCTGGCGCCGAAGAAGATGGGCAGCCGAAAGGCGCCGATGCCTTGCGCGCTTTGGCCACCGTGCTGCGGATGATGGAAGGCGAGATCACGCCGCCCGCACCTTAGCGTCGTAGTAGTACCACGCGCCCGGCTGGCGCGGAGGCCGTGACGACCGGATGACCTGCACGATATGGTCAGGATCGACGCCAGCCCGCAGCCAGTCCGCGATCGGCCCGAGATCACCGCGCCAGTCCGGCGGCAGCCCCGCAGCCCGGCAGACATCGACCGCCACGCCCGCCGCGTCATAGCCCCCGACGCACATCGCCACCGAGCCGTCAGGCATCTTGTCCGGCCGCGCGTCGGCGAGCTTGGAGGCCCACGCCTTGGCCCCGTAGGGATCAGCCGGATCGGGCGTTTGCATGATGGCGACCAGAGGCAGATTGCGCTGGCCGGGAGCCTTGCTGAACTTGATCGAGTTGCGGACCCACGTACGCCACGCCGCGTGCCAGTCCGCCATCAGGGAGCCGTGCGCCAAATGGTAGTCCTTGAACGCGTCGGCGATCTGCTTGGGATCGACGCCCACCGACCACGCATACTCGCGATCATCCATCGACGGCCCCCACTCCGCCCCGATTTGCGTCCGGCGCCCTGACCTCCGTGGCGTGGCCATTTGCGGTTGCTCCGTTCTCCGGGCTTGCGGTAAAATCCGAGTCTCGGGTAAAGGCGCGTCGCGGTGGACGTGCCAAAGGTTCCCGGCCTTCCCCCACGTTGGCCGGGGATAGAGACGGCGGTTGTATTCTTGCCCTAGGTACAGCCGCCGTCGCCGCTTCCAGCCCCCATGTCACCAACAGCCGGACTTGCTCACTCGCGCTGGTGCCCTCGCGTTCAGCCCGCGCCACGACCTCCCAAAAGGTTTCGTCGTCAAAGATCACCGACAGCGTGCGCTTGCACGGGTAGCGGGGATCACGCCCGCCAACCACCCGGCGCAACGTCTTGCTCATCACCATCGCGGCTTGATCCAGCAGAGGCGCCGATGATCGGCGCAGTACGGCTCGCCACGCTCCGCCACCGGCACGTCACAGAACTGCGGCGGCCGACCTCCCTTGACGATGAATTGGCACGTCCGAAACGAGCCGCCCACGATGGCCACAGGACGCGTCAGGACGGCCGCCAGAGCCGGATGGTCCTCTGACACCGGCCCGACCAAAGGCGGCCTGCTGCCCCCCTTGGGCCGCCCGCGTTTGCGCGTTTGCGCCGCAATCACGCCGCCCACTCGTCAAACGACGTGCTTGGCCCATTGAACCGGAGCCGCCACACGCCCGTTGCGCCCATCCGGCGCTTGGCGACCACCAGTTCGGCCAAGTCTTGCGAGGCGTCGCGTTCGTCATGCCAGCGGTTGAGCCGGGAGGCGTAGGCTTCTTCGCCTTCCTTGTCGCCGCGTCGTGGCGGATCGCTCGACATGAACATGATCGGCCTGTGAATGAACGCCACGCAGTCCGCGTCGCCTTCGCCTGCCCACTTAACGTCGCCCATTGTCGGGCGCGGATTGTCCCGTTTGGCGCTCGCGCGTGAGGCGTGCGTCAACGTCAGGAACGGCAGCCCCGTGTCGCCCGCGAGTTGTTTAAGATCGCGTGACGCTTTTGCGACCGTGGCAACATCATTGCCTGCCCCGTTGCGCGATTTCGGCGTGTCAGAGTCGAGTACCAGCAGATGATCGACAATGACGAGCATTTCCGGCTGGCGCATCAGGTGCATCCGCACGCGAGCGGCCAGCAGCTTCGGCGACAGCGCGCGGCAATCTCTGATCCGCAGCGGCAGCTTGTCCGCCTCTTGCTGCGCGTGCAGCAGCTTCACCGCGATTTCGTTGGACAGCCGACCCGTGCGCAGTTGCTCGACACTGATTCCGGCCCGATACGCAGCAATGCGGGCGCCGAGTTCTTCGGCTGACATTTCCAGCGAGAACACCACGACGCCGGGAATGCGCTTCGCCTCGTCTTCCGTCGCGCCGGTCGCAATCGCGGCGTTAAACAGACGTTGGGCCAACGAATAGCCGATCTGGACAGCGAGCGCCGTCTTGCCCGCACCGGGGATGCCAGCGAGCAAGTCGAAATCCCCCGGCCAGAGGCCCCCGAGCGCCTGATCGACCGTGTACATGCCCGTCAGCAGCCCCGGCGACCGGCCGCCCTTGTAGATCGCTTCGGCCTGCGCAATCGCCGCCGCGACAGCTTCACCGATCGTCATTACGCGATCACGCCGCCCCGTGCAGATGAGATCACCGAGCGCCCGTTCGGCCGCCTCGATCTGCGCGCGGCCGTCAGCCTCGCCGCCGTTGCCGTAGGCCGTGGAGACGATGCCGTTGCCGATTTCGATCAGTTGGCGCCTGATCCAGCTATCGTGGATCGCCCGCCCGTACTCGCCAGCGTTGATGATCCCCACCATCGCAGACAGCAGTTGCACGAGATATTTAGTGCCGCCCACATCGTCTAAAATACCGGAGTTTTCGAAATCGCCCTTTAGCGTGACCGCATCGGCAAGTTTGCCCTCGATGATGCGTTGCTCGATTGCCGTGAAAATGCGGCCGTGCAGCGGATCGTGAAAATGCTCCGCCTTCAGGAAATCGGAAACGCGTTCATAGGCCCGATTGTTGGCGAGCAGCGTCCCTAGCAGGGATTGTTCCGCTTGGATGCTGGCAGGCGGCGGCGCATTCCAAGAGTCATTGGTGGCTGACATCCTCCGCTTCCTCCCCGTCAAAAGCCCAATCGTCGCGCGTCACCAGTACCGGCAGGAGCGCCAGCAGGCGTTCCGCGTCGGCGAGCCGCTTCTGCATGTCCTTGATCGCCGCGCCGAGATCAGCGAAGGCGCGCGTATGGATCGCGGCCATTTCAATCGTTGACCAGCGGAAGCCGCAGCGTTCGCAGCGACGCCGACGCCAGCGCGCGTTGCCCTCTTTCGGGCGCGAGTCGGCGATGCCTATGTCCGGCGATTGGCAGCGGGGACAGTTCATAGTTCGACCACCTCGACCACAACGCGAGGTTCGGCCGCGTAGAGCTTCCAGCCTTGCCAGCGTACGATTTGGGAATCGTCCGTGAAAACGACGTGGTTCATGCCATCCTCGATGAGCTTTTGAATGTTCGACGCATCGGGCTTCACGATCGCCGGGCGCTCATTGGCGAGCGCAGCCGCGCGATCACGGCGAGACCACGACACGGGAATGGGGAGATAGGCCGCGATGCGGAGTTCGATCGGCCCCGAGATCGGCGCGCGGCCTTGCATTGCTGCGGAGCCGATGTAACGCACCGCTTCCATTTCGGCGCGGGATGCGGCGGGAATGAAGGTGCCGAACCGTGTGACGCGCGCGACGCCCTTGCCGCGCGGTGGGCCGGGAATAACGAGGCGTGTGGTGGACATGCCTGTTGCCGTTATGCCGGTGGGGACACCTCCGGCGATCCCGGGTACGGCATTTCATCGTCAAAGATATTGGCGGCCGTCACGCGAGCCGACAGAGCGGGGTTCTTCGCCAGCCTGTCATTCTGGCCTTCGTCGCGGCCATTGTGCCACTGCACGTATGCCTCGCTGCCCGGCTCATGGCGGAACGGATTGTCGGACGGCACGGCGCCGTGGAGGCCCGAGTTGTAGCCGTCGCTGTGGGCCTTAGCAGCGGCGAGATCGCGGTTGCCTTCCAGCGTCTTTGCTGGCGTTTCCAATAGGTCAATGACGGTGCCTTGGCCGTCATCCTGAAAGCGTACGTTGATCCCTTGACCCGTGTGATAGCGGACCAGCGTTTCCATGAAGGACTCGGCTTCGCGCTTGTCCAGCATGATGTTCCGGTGCAGCAGCTTCAGCGCGCGCTTGTCGCCACCAATCTTCTCGAAATTGGTGAACTCCGTTGCCTTGGCCTGATTGATCCGACGCCCTTCAGTCTCCAGACGCGTCAGGTTCGCCAATGCTGCGGCGACTTGCGCTTGTGACGGCCCGTTGGACTGCGTTGGCGCAGCCGCGACCTTTGGCGGGCGCCCACGCTTCTTCGGAGCGGCAGACGCATCACCGTTCGATGGCTTCCTTGCCATGCGATGTATCCTTTTCAGTGGTGGGGAGGCTGGCGCCGAACCGCAGTAAAGGCCGGAGTAAAACCGGATACGATATTGCTCCAAACCGTGCGATTATCCGGCGCCATTGCTATCGTCTAGGTCCGACGATGAATTTTCGTCAATCGGAAATATCGCTTGTAAGCACAATGGGGCGGTATTACACGATCACGCTATGCACAAGACGACGGCCAAGCAGCGCCACGTCAGCGGGCAGACACCCTACAACTCAACACCCACCGGCACACGCGAAATCGTCTCCGCTTGCGGAATTACGTCGCGTGCGAGGAATAGTTCGGAGGCGCCATTGACCAGCATCATCCAACGCACACCCGAATGGCTCGAAGCACGCAAGAAGGGCATCGGAGGTTCCGACGCGCCTGCGGTCCTTGGCGTATCGCCGTGGCGTACCGCGCTCGACGTGTACTACGAGAAGACCGACCCGAACTACGAGCCGAAGCCCGAGACGGAGGCGATGCGTTGGGGCGCCGCGTTGGAGCCGGTCATGCGCACGGAGTACGTGCGCCGCACCGGGTATGAGATCACCGCGACGAACACGATGCTCCGCCACCCCGAGCATGAGTGGATGATCGCCAGCCTCGACGGTATGACCAGCACCGGCCGCGTGTTGGAGCTAAAGACCACACGCCACGTCGAAGGATGGGGCGAGCCGTACACCGACCAAATCCCGATGCACTACCTGCCGCAAGTACACCACTATATGGCTGTCACGGGCGCGGGCGCCTGCGACGTGGCCGTGCTGATCGGCGGCAGCGACTTCCGCATCTATGTGGTGGAGGCCGATCCCGAACTGGCCGAACAGATCATCGACGCCGAAGCCGCCTTTTGGGCCATGGTCCGCGCCAAGGAACCGCCAAGTCCGGCGAGCGTCGCCGACGCGATCCTGCGGTGGGGCAAGTTCCGGGGCACCGGCAGCATCATCGCCACGCCCGAACTGCTGCACGAGATCGACACCCTGCGGCGGATCAAAGAGGCGCAGAAGTCACTGAAGCAAGACGAAGAGGCTGCCAAGCTGGCCATCTTCAGCGAGATCGCCGACCACGGCGACACTGTGACCGACGCGCGCGGCAACGTGCTCGCGACGTGGAAGATGATGAAGGGCAGCACGTACACCACAACCCGCCCGGAAGGCCGCGTGCTGCGCCTGAAGAACACCGACGTTCAGGACGAGGCCGCATGACCGAAGACGAGCAGGCGGGCATGGGCTGTCTGCTGATGCTTGGCGTCATCTTCGTGAGTATCGGCGTCGGGCTGCTGGCCGGTGCCGCCTACGGATGGCTGCTGGCCGGAGCGGCGCTGCTGCTGATCTGGCTCGCATACGCGACCGTGAAAATCCTTCTAGGGATATTGGAATGAACGAAATCGCCACCGTTCGGAACCCGTTCGAAAACGAGACCCGCGCTGTTGTCCAGCCGGTCAGCGCGCTTATCAGCGTCGAACAGCAGCGCGCCGTCGCGGAGGTGCAAGCGCGGATGATCGTTGCGCGCAATAACCCCCGCAAACGCTTCGACGCGATGGAATTGATCTTGAACGACTGCACCCGCCCGACGTTGGCTGAAGCCGCGCTCTACCAGTACTCGAAGGGCGGCACGTCGATCAGCGGCGCCTCGATCAAGCTCGCCGAAGCCATCGCCATGAGGTGGGGCAATATCGCGTCCGGCATCAAAGAACTGTCGCGCGGCCAAGGGTATTCGGAATGCGTCGCCTACGCTTGGGATTTGGAAAGCGGCTTCTACGATGAACGCCAGTTCCACGTCAGGCACCGGATCGACACGCGGAGCGGCGGGCGCGACCTCACGGACGAGCGCGACATTTACGAACTGATCGCCAACCTTGGGCAAAGGCGGAAGCGCGCCGTGCTGCTGACAGTGTTGGGCGACGAAGTGGTCAACGCAGCTATAGCCGCCTGTGAAGAGACCTTGACGGCAACGGCCGATACCTCGCCGGAAGCCCTGAAGAGGATCGTCGGCGCGTTCAGCGAGTTCGGCGTGAGCCAGCGCCAGATCGAAACACGCTGCCAGTGCCACCTTGCCGCGATCCGGCCCGCGCAAGTGATCCAACTGCGGAAAATCTACACCAGCCTGAAGGACGGCATGTCGGAGCCGAGAGATTGGTTCCCGGCCGAAGCCGAGTTGGCGCCCAAGCCCCAAGGCAACGAGGGCCTGAAAGAGACCATTAAGCGCCAGCGTCGGGGAAAATCAGAGACGCCGCCGGAGAACGATGGTATTCCGAGTCCGGCGTCGGCGGCAGACGCTACAACTGCCGCAGCGTCGCCGGTTGCAGCACCAGAGACCGTTTCGTCCCCCGTTCCGCTATCTGATGCTGCTTCCGGCGACGAGTACATCCCCCCGGCGGACGAAGAGCCGCCACCCCCGAACGTCGAACCGATCCGGCCTGCCGCCCGCTCACAGGCGGACAAGGACCGCGCGACGGCCGACTTCATCATCAGCAACATCGCGGGGATCACCGACCCGCACGAACTGCGCACCTACGCCAACAACCAAGCGGTCAAGACGCCGCGCGACCGCTGGCGGGCCAATGACGATCCCCTTGCCGCAGAGGTGACGGCCGCCTTCGTCAAGCGGTTCGATGAGATCGCAAGCCAATGAGGGATCACATGATGCGTGGCTTCTGGTATCTCGCCACTCCCTATGCGGAGTTTCCGGGCGGCCACGACGCCGCGTGGAAGTTCGCGACGAAGCAAGCCGCCCTGTGTTTGGAGGCGGGCGTTCGCGTCTTCACCCCCATCGGGCACACACACCCTATAGCAATCCAAATGAAGGCAGACCCCGGCCACGACTTCTGGCTGGAGTTAGACGAGCACGTTATGGACGCCGCTGACGGTCTGATCGTGGTGGAAGCTGAAGGATGGGAACGGTCTCTCGGAATCGCCCGTGAAATCGGCTTCTTCCGTGGTCGGCGCAAATCCATCGTGTACATGGCCCCCGACATCCCGCCGACGCCCCAAGAGTTCGAAGAGGCGGAGCAAGCGGCCGATGACTATGACTACTGATCTTCTGCCGATCACCTTGGACGAAATGATCGCCGAGCTACGGCGCGAGGTGGAAATGCGCCATCGCGTCTTCCCGCGCCAAGTTCAGGCGAAGCTGCTGAAAGCCGAAACAGCCGATCGGCGGATTGCGATATTGGAGGCGCTGATAACGAAGCTAGAAGGGGAACGCCGTGCAAGGAACGATGCCAGCCGCCTCTAACGACCGCGCCCTCACGCCGGAAGAGAACGCCCGCTTCGAGCAGATTTGGAACGAGATTCGGGAACTCGACCAGATGGTGCCGCAGCGGTTGAGCGAACTTGTCGTCAGCACCGGCCAATCCATCTGCGAGATCGCCAATCAGGACCAGTTGTCGCCCCCGGTCGTACTGGCCGCCGTGTCGTGGCTGGTTGGCGTCGTCGCCCGCACGCACATGCAGTGCGCCGCCGTCGCAGAGTTTGACGAAGCCGACGCGCTTACCGAAATGCTGAACTGGCTGGACATGGCCGTCCGCTGCCGTGTCCTCGCCTTCATCACGCAAGAAATGCGGGCGGCCAAGAATTGATCTTCCAGCGCAAAGAGGATCGGGACGCGGAAGACGCGATCATGGCGAAATGCGCGTTCGCTTGGAACTGCACGATCCGCAGGTTCGGCGGCCTCTGCCCGGTCGATTGGTATGCGCTGCGCGAGGAAGGAAACCGGCCCGTACCCCTTAGCGGCGTCCTAGAGTGCAAGGACAGGAAGCACCCGTTCCGGCAGTTCCCGACCGTGTGGATCAGCGTCCGCAAGTGGATGAACCTGACCAACAACGCGCCGGGCTTGGCGTGTGATCCCATCTTTGTTGCCGGTTTCACGGGCGGAGAAATCTGGTGGGTGAATGTCTGGACGGTTGACGCGACAAAGAACCGGATGGGCGGGCGTCGGATGATGAGGACCGAATACGACTATGAGCCGGTGATCGACGTGCCGCTGGCTCAATGGAAGAGCATCACCAAGGAGCCGTTCTGATGCTGGACCCTGAAGAACGCGCCAGTTGGTATCGGGCGTTTTGGGAAGCCGCGATGAAATATCCGGCCGCCCGCGATAACCCCCGCCGGGTAGAGGCGTGGGCAAAGTCGATGGCGCTGATCGCCGAACAGTTTCACGGCGACGCGCTGGCCGGGCGCGACACGCGGGCAAGCAGGAGGTGGGGCGAATGATCGGCGAAGAATGGATGGAGCGCGAAGACGCCGCCCGCCACCTGTCCGTCAAAGTGTCCAAGTTCAACAAGCTGGTCCGTGACGGCGTGCTGCCCAAGCCCTCTTACGCGGCAGGCCCGCGTTCGCCCCGGTGGAGCCGCAAGATGCTTGATTTGATAATGCAAGGCGAGGATACTTCCGGTGCCGCAAAGAACGCGGTAACGACTACCGCTACGACTACCGATGAAGGGACTAGGGCCAATGTTGAAAAAATCCTCGCGCAAGCGACGCGCCGCCGCCGGTCGCGTCGTCCGATACACTAGGGCAGACGGCACCGTTAAGGTCTACCACTACGGCGCCCACCAGCCGAAAGAACCCACCCCAACACCGCCATCAGACCCCAACACACTCGGGGCACTGATGCGGGCGTACAAGCGATCCCCGCGATGGACCAACCTCGCCCGGTCATCGCAGATCACCTACAGGCCGTCGTTGGACCGGCTGCTGGAGAACCTCGAAACCGTGCCGGTCAATACGATCACCCGGCGCCATCTGTTGGACCATCGGGACGCCATCAACGAGGCCAGCGGTCCCGGCGCCGCCCTTGGCTTCGCGACGGCCGTCGGGGCGCTGTTCAGCTTCGCGGTCGATCGCGAGTACATCGCCGTCTCGCCCGCCACCAGACTCCGCAAAGACATCAAGTTGGGCGAGTTCGAACCGTGGACGGAAGAAGACGTGGCGCTCGCGATGCGCCATCTGCCGGAGCGGTTGCGCCGCGCCGTGGTACTGGCCCTGCATACTGGCCAGCGCCGCAGCGACCTGACCACCATGCGCTGGTCGCAGTACGACGGCGAGACGATCAAGCTGACGCAGATCAAGACTGGCGTGAAGCTGGAACTGCCCGTCACCGCCGCCTTGAAGGCCGAGCTTGACGCTTGGCTGGCAGAGGCGAAAGTGGTGGACACGTCGGGCAGGCCGGTTGTCGGGACCGTGCTGACCACCGACAAGGGCGAGCCGTGGCAGCCGGGCAATCTGTCGGCGCAGATCAGCATCTACCTCGCGAAGATTGACGGCTTCCCCGAAGGCCGGTCGATCCACGGACTGCGTAAGCTGGCGGCCACAAGGCTCGCGCAAGCCGGTTGCTCCGAGCGCCTGATTATGACGATTGGCGGATGGGGAACGATGAGCATGGTGCAGCACTACACCAAGTCAATGAACCAGAAGATCGGCGCCAAGGAAGCAATCGCGAGGCTCGAAGCGTGGCAGGCGGCGAAGGCATGAAGTTCAAATGCGAAATCTGCGGAACGACCGGTGAGGGACAGCCGGTTGACATGGGCGAACTTGGCGCCCTGCACGACGCACCTCGCGGCTGGTGGACGCGCACGCTGGCCACTGGAGAGCGACAAGCAACGTGCTGTTGGGATCACGCCAGAGAGTTGATGGCGCGGGGTGGAGTGATTTGCTAATGCGCCCCACCTACGCAACGAAATACAAAAGTCAGTTTTGTATCGCCTAAACTATTGGAAGGCTTGAATTTCGTAAGCGTCAATGATGCGGAAATTCGGCCTTCCTCTAGGCGCCCAAACTTACAAAAGCGCCTACATCACCCCCTTTGTATGTATCCGCCGCCCAATTTTGTAAGCTGCATGTTCCCCCGTCGTTCTCGGTTGACGCCGGACTGACGCGGAGGAAAATCGTCGCCCCCGGCCCGACCTCCAGAACGGCCAAGGGGGGCGGAGAGGGGGTGCCTTGGCGGGTTGCCGCCTCTCCGTACAGGAGATAGGGCGAAAGCAAATGGCAGCGACACGAGACTACCGGCGCGGGATGATAGTGGGCCTCGCGCTCGCACAGTCGGCTGCGGAGGAAATGGCGGACGGAATGGAGGATGGGCTTCTAGAGGCGCAGAGCGGCGTGGACGCTGCGCGGATGTTGGCAAAGCTGTTCCGCGACATGAAGGCCCAAGTGGCGCCCGAGACCGCAGAATGACCAAGCCGCCGCCGATCAGCGTCCGGAACCCGGACAATCCGCTCAATCCGAAAGACGCGAAGCTGCTGCGCGAGGCCCTGATCCCGGCAGGAGAGGCATGGCGCGACCTGCCCACGGATAACCTGCGGCTTCGGTTCCTGACCAGCCTCGTCGTCAGTTACGTGATGAACGCGGCCGATCCGCACGACGCTTTCGCGAAGGTCTTCGGCGAGGCAACGCTGGCGATCGGCCGGGCGATGGTGCAGGAGCGGGAGCGGGGAGGGACGGCGTGAATCTGCGGGAGGAACCGGGTTGGGCTGGCGTGTTCACGCGGGAGCAAGCGGACGGCTGCTACCCGAACGGCTCGCGGGTTGAAAAGACGATCGAAGAGAAGGGCGACGCTCATCCGGTGGGCGCGCGCGGAACGGTGCTTGGGTCAATCTCCCATCCTGATGTCGGGACCGCGTACTTTATCGAATGGGACGACACCCCCCGGATGGCCGTTGCTACGGTCGCGGCGAAGATCGGGCCGTTGGCCAAGCAATGGTATCGGATCGAGGCGCCGGACTTCACGGCCGGGCTGCGGTTCAATGCCGATCAGCGCGTGGACCATGGGGCGCCGATGCTCCGGTGGACGGAGGGGAAGACGCTGGCGTGGATGCTGGACTACTGCGCCCGAAAGGGCTGGAAGATGGAGGCGTTGCGTGAGTGAAGATCAGCCGGGGCGCGACCAATCGACCCCATACAGCGAGCCGGTCCTAAAGGTTCTGCATTGTGTCTCTGTGGCGTCCCTTGGCGACGGCAAGCCGGATGGCTTCGGCGCCGATCTGGAAGACGTGCGCGACCTGCTTGTGATGCGTTTTGGAATGACCACCGAAGCCGCAGAGGGCGCGATTGATATGGCCAAGCGCGAGGGCGCTATTGAAGATGGAGACCCGCAACCGTGAGCGAAAACAAAACCACCGACATGACACCGGAAGAGGTGCTGGAGCTATTCGGCGCGCCGTGTGAATTAATGCCACCAGTCGATCTGGCCGAACTGGAATTGTATCTGCGCTACGTCAGCATGGACATCAGCGATGGAAAACAGAGCTACCCCTGACGACATCCGCCATCGAGAGATGAGGAAGGCACAGGCAGAAGCCCGCGCCCGCGAAATCGAGGATCAACAGGCGCTCTCCAAGACCACAGTAAGCAGAGACGAATGGTCGATGCTCAACGCCATCGCGTACGGTCAAGACGAGCCGGGCATTTGTGCCCCCCATCTTGAGGCTCTTATCCCAACACTCATCCGGCGCGGACTAGTCAGCGAGCATAGAGTTTGGCGGCTAACCACGGCTGGCGCGAAGGTGGTCCGCGATGAGTGAAGATCAGCCGCAGCGCCACCAGACGACCCTGCCGCGCCATTGGCGGCAACGGCTAGATGCTAAGATAGAACAGGCCGCGCGCGATTTGGCCGACGCACATGATGACCCTGATAGCTACGAACGCGGCTGGTATAGCGCGCTGTGCTGGACCCGCAACATGCTGAATGGAGTTTCCGTTTAGGCCCGCTGATAGGCCGCCTCCGCCTCCATCCGACACATCAGTTCCCACAGCATCATAACGTCGATGCTGTCCCCGCGCTGAAGGATGTCGCGAGGCGTCCGATCGCCCACCTCGCGACATGGCACGTCAAGCCATTCGTCTAGGATTTCTGGCGCCAACATAATGCCGGGACGGTAGGCCCGCGCACGTCAATAACGGAATTGGGGGTGTTACGTACACCCAAGTAATCGGGCGTCAAAAGCGACAGCCAACACAATCGCACGCAAATGTCGTGAAAATGCGACATTGATTTTATTTTCGGATTGTGTTATAATGATTTGTTCGGCGAGGCCGTTACAGCGACCCCGCCGGACTGTTCTTTGACAGGAGAATTACGTGAGAGAGACCACAATGGGCGCGCGCACGCCTGTAGTCAAGTTGCGTCCGGTTCGGCATCCCAAGGCCGGAGGCAACCGATGGTGCGGCCCCGCGATCGTCTCGGCCCTTACCGGGCTGGACACAGCCGAGACGGCAGCGATGTTCCGTATCGTCACCGGCAGACGCAAGATCACCGGCACGCATCAGTGGGAGGTGCGTACCGTGCTGACCCGCTTGGGTCTGCAAGTGAGGGAGGTGGCCGTCTATAGCGGAGCCGGGCGGATGCAGCCGACGTTGGCGAGTTGGCATAAGCGATGGCGCCAAGATGGCCGCTTCGCCGATGGCGTTGTCTGGCTGGTATCAGCCGGGCACCACTGGCAAGCGGTCACCGCCCGCAAGTACGTATGCGGTCGGACTGGCGATGTCGTGTCGATCAAGGACGAACGCGTGAAGCGTCGGGCGCGCGTAAGAGCGGTATGGCAGATCACGCAGTAAATGGGGGGGGCTTCGGCCCCCCTTCTTTTTATGGCGTCGGCGTTGGCGCCGGAGCAATCGCCTGAAGCGCGGCAACCTGCGTCTGCAAGTTGGATGAGACGGCGTTCAGCGCATCGACCTGATCCTGTGTGATCTGCGAGCCGGGCGAAAGCTGGCTGGTCAGATCGGCGATCTGCTGTTGCTGCGCCGCGACCTCTGCGCCGACGGCCGCGACGGCCGCCGTGAGATTGGACACCTCCTGCTGGATCGTCGCCTCTGCGGCGTTGACCTGATCGTGGAGCGACTCTGACATTGCTTGCAACTCCTGCCGCATGAGGATGACGTAGGCTGCCAGCGACGCAACCTGCCGTCTAAGGCGAGCAAGTTCTTCATAGAGCAACAGCGTCGCCGACATGGCCCCGCCGTGTAGAAACAATTCGCAACGGTTTCAAGTGACCTGTTCGTGTCCAAGCAGCCGGTCGTAGCAGTGGCGCCAGTCGATCCCTTCAAGCCGCAGCTTCAGCAGTTCCAAGCCGAGTTCGCGGCTGGTTTTGGCCAGTTGGATGCACTGGTAGAGGGCTTCGAGTTCGGCGAGGTGTTCCGGCGTGCGCGCGTGCATTTTGTTCGGCGGCACGCCGCGCTTCATTATCTCAGAAATCGTGAGTGCCTTACCGGCTGCCATTCGGATCATCATTTCCTTCCGATGACAGTCGATCCTAGGCCGGGATGAAGGCGAAACGCCGGAGCGGCAAGCGGAACGGAAAGTCACCCGAAAGAGAGCGCGATCACCAGCGAATGGAAGAGGCGCCGCGTCCAGCCGCCCGCGTCAACCGACCACAAGGCTTGCCCGGCCTCGAACAGCAGCCGCGCCGCATTGAACTCGGACAGCAGATCGTCCAGCCCCGAGCGGAGCGCGTGCCGGGACGGCTGCGCGATATAGTGCTTCACGGCGGCCAGCGTCGCCGGGCCGACCACACCGT